TACCATGTCCCTCGTGTCCAAATTCAACTTTAAAATGCTTCCTAAGTATTTCTTCTTTTCTCATAATAATAATTATTTTAGTGTGTTTTAAATCCGTAAAAAATCGACTCCATATCTGCGATACGTTATGACCAATACTATATTATACGTTCTAATTGGGTTTTTGTTTCAAAACTTTTTAAAAATTTCCTACCTTTTAATTGTTCTAATATTTAAATTCGGATAAGAACGTTTCAAATTATTAATCTCTAACATAGATTCTTCATCACTAATAAGAATTTCTGTAATATATGCAACAATTCCGTGCATTTCATCAGTTTCAACTATTTCTTCCATTTCCTCATCTATACCGTAATTAAATGGTTTAAAATTCCATTTCTGACTAATTCTACCATAGTCAAATGATATTCTTGCATTATATCTACCATTGCTATCACCAGCATACTCAATATCCCATAATTTTGGATTCCAAGTAAAGGAAATATTATCATATCCTTTACCATAAATACCATTAAATGAACCAGATTCTAATGAGTCACCTTTCAAAATTGAATATAATGAATCCAAACCATCAGTAAAATGGTATATTGTTTTACCTTTAACATTCTCATTTAGAAATTCTCTGATTGTCGTTTTTATAAAACTTCTTAATTTGTCGTTTTCCATATAAGTAAATACTTTATCTTATATATAAATATTCATAATTAAATTTCCCACCGCACATTTTTAAAAAGTTTTGTTCAGTGGTTCTAATCGAGTTTTGTGGTAAATAAACCGTACTGGTCATAACAAGGTGTATATGTAATGGTGGTTTCATCTGTAAATCAACGTTAGTTGTTTCTATGAAGTTCAGTGGTTAATCAAAGCTCGGTTCTTTCTATCCACTACTACATATACACCCAACCGTTAGGCGCAATTAAGTCGCTTCTCTTCAAGTTTGTTTATCACTTCAACCCATTGGCTGCTTTCAATACCCATTGCCTCGTCTGTATATACTTCGTCTGCAAATTCCTTAAACTTTTTTGCAAGTTCTATTGCAGCCAATACATTAGCACTTTCTGACAGCTTACCAGTATATGGATTGTGGTCAGAAGATTTCATCATTAAGTTCACTAATTTTCTTGTTGTCATAATTTTAAAAATAACTGCGCCTAACAATGTATATAGCAAATTGGGGCGCAATTCCAATAAACTACATTTGTGCTTTTAATTTACTTTTCTGCAAATTAAAAGGGTAGCACATTTTAATCCCCAACTTGCCATATACTTAACGTTGTGCTGCATTAAAACGACACCACAACAATAAATAAACAACATAAAATTATTTAATGTCATCTAAATATGATTTCACGAGTTCCCAAAAGTCGTGTTGCTCTTGTGTTTGATTACAAACCTCTTTATAACCCCATCCGTCAAGAACTGCTAGTTTATTTAGTTCAATAGCTTTATAAGAGCAACACTTGGCTATGCTATAAATATCAGAAGCAAACAATTCTGCTGCTTCATCAACTGTGTTTTGCATCTCATTAAATAATTCTTCTGCCACCCATTTAGCATGTGAGTGTTTGCTTCCTTTAAATTTTTTCATAAGTCATAATTTTACGATTGTTTATTATTGTCCGTTATGCTCCATTGCTAAGGAACTACTCCGAATTAGCATTTGTGGTAACATTTTTATTCTTTTCTTCCTTCGCTTTAAAATAAGAAACAAGAATGGTTTCAACCATATTATTAAATGATGGTCTATTCGTTTCATCAATTTCCTTATTTATTGCTTCAACTAACCAATCATTTTTGTCAGTTAATTTTAATGATATTCGCTTTGCCATAATTTTATTTTTGGAAACCACTTTCTGGTTCATAATTATCATCTCCCATTGTTTCTATTAAATCTTCACATGGTTGAATGTTTGCAATATTAATATTCCAACGTCTTCCATCTACATTACTTTTACAAACAGCATTCACTTTGTTAATTCTTTCGATTACAAAAGTTTCGTTTTTAATTTTATCACGACCACCAATATATTTAACGGTCATACCAAATTTTAAAACATCCTTGTTTAATTTACCTTCAATTTGCATTTTCAATTGAAGCATTTCAGTTACTCTATTTCTTAACTCCCTAAGTTCAGCAACTGATAATTTGTTTAATTCTGAATTTGTCATACCTTTAAATTTTAAGTTGTTTATTAATTTATACGTCAAAGGTAATACTTTTGTTTCAAATTACCTAATAAATTTGCAAATATTTTCAATATATTTTCTAATATGTTGATAATCAATATAATTATTTTCCCCATCACACAAAAGAATAAAAATGTTTTTAGTGCTTCGATTGAAGGGTTTGAGTAAATTTACCGCAACGAGAGCATAACAACGTGTATATTCAAGTTTGCATCAGCATTTGTGCATAATTCAAGGTCTCTACAAGCAAACCTGAATATACACGCAACCGTTAGCCACAATAAAAAATGGCTACTGTTCGAGTTCCATTAAGGCAAGTTTTTTACCTGCATTTCCATCTTTGCAATCGCCCAAGCAATCAGCAATTCCATCATTAAGCCAGTAATGTATTTCCGTCGTTTCTTTACCATTGTAGTAGCCTGTTCTTACGCTTGGTCTTAGTGTTGGTTTTTCCAAATCACCGTTCCAAGTCCAAGCATTTGTGCCTTCTCGTGTTCCTTTTGTAATTACAGGAAGTTGTGTTAATCCAATTTCTTCATTTACTTTAAAAGTCAAGTAATCAATTCCGTTATATTTTTCTAGTTTAGCTTTCATTTACCGCTATTTTTAAAAGTGGGTAACACAGTATATAAAATATAGCTGTTTTCGCTTCCCACTTGGTTAATATTCTATTTATTTAATTCAGCTCTTAATCGTTGCTTTTCGGCTGTTTACACGCTACATTTCATATACTCGGCACGTTAGCCACAATACCCTAACTGACATTTAAGCCATTCATTACAATCACTTTCAGTTCCTTGATACACGCAGTGCCCATTTTGTTCTACTTGGTATGTATTATTTATTAGCCATTTAACCTCGTACTTATCATCTAAGTAAGAAGTACTGTGGCTAACATCAAATAAAACCAATAAAAGGTTTTTTGCCTGTTCCGTAGTTATTACATCATTGGCAAGTTCATCTGCTATTTTTAAAATTTGTCGTTTCATATCTTTTACTGTTTTTATTTGCAAAACGTTAGCAAACATTTACACTAACAATATCTCGTCTGCTTTCTAAATCAAGTCTATCAAACCTTTTTTCTACGTCATTTTTATTCTTACCTTCCAAGTAAGTTGTGTGTAATGGTTCTAAATTTCCATCCATTAAAAATTCAATCTTAAAACGTTTGCTAACAATGTGTATAGCAAATGCCTTTTGTATTCTTTTGATAATTTGTTTCATAATTTCAATATTTTGTATTATTAATTAAGTTCTGTGTAGGCACTTGCCATACACTCGTCCGTTAGGCACAATAAAAATTACTACCATTGCGTAAATACTTGTTCAAATGTGTAATCAAAAAAGTACATCATGTAAAACACTTTGTACCCTATCCAACATATCGCCTGATACATCACTAATCCGAATGTTAATGGAATTGAATATTTAGATATATCCCACCATGTTATTTCACCCAAATCAGGCAATATTCGCTTTATTACCCACCATGTACCAATTATTGGTATCAGCATCTTATAAATATCGTGTTTTACTTTTTGTTCCATATACGTAATTTTTACAGATGCCTAACAGCAAGTATAAAACATGCCTGTCGTGCATCTAAGTTAATATTTATGTTAATTTCAAATTCATTGTTCCAATCAAAGTTTGTGTTGGCACGTTTTATACTTGCGTACCGTTAGCAGAAATAAAAATTACTGCTTTCGTGCTTCAATTTTAGCTTTCCACTTTTCATAACTTATTCGTTCTCGTTCTGCTATTTTACTTGGTGCGTGTTTGCCACAATACCAATTATTATTTTCAAAGTATTTAGCATTAAACCCACATATTTCATCAGAAAATCCGTTTATCATTTTACTCATAATCTGCCTACTTGTTTTGTCATTTACAGTAGCAGAACAAATATGTTTTTCTTTCATAATCCGTAATTTTTACTATCTGCTAACAGCGTATATACAAGATACGCCTACAAGCATTTGTTTATAATTGAAATTTCGTTAAGGCGTACCTTGTATATACGCAAAACGTTGTGCGTAATGCTAAGATTTGCACTTCGGATGCCGTTTTTTGTCTTTAACCCACTCTTTAAACTCTTTTCGATAATAAGCAAACTCAACAATTATCCAAGTAGTTTTTATCTGCCTACCTAATTTATCAAGTAGAAGTTTACTTAAATATCCTACTGCTACTACGCTTCCAATTATTGCAGAAAGCCAAAAAACTACTAATCCAATCCAATAATAAATTTGTTCCATCGTTTTGATTATTAAAGCACTACGCACAACACGCAATATAAAACATGCTGGGTTTCTGCGTTATTTAAAGTTTCGTTCATTCTATTAAGTTATTAGTAATTTGATAGTTATGTGGTTTCTATTCCACCACGTTTCATACACAACCCGTTACCACCAATTAAAGGTTCTCAACCATTCGGAGTATTTCTAAAACAGCCTCACCTTTAAAATGGTTTACTTTATATTGTTCATTAGACCATCTTATTTGTTCTGCTTTTTCTTTTTCAAACCTTGCTTCATCTGAACATCTATTTGGTTTATATTCTTTCTTTTCCCATTCATTTTGTCGTTGTAAATAATTGTTTTTTTCAACTGTGTAGTGTATTATTTTATCCTTGATTAAGGAAATCATTTTCCATTTCAAATATCCTTTGTAAATTTTAAACATAATTATTAAATTAACTGGTGGTAACACAGGCTAAAAAACATAGCCAATAAAGTTCCTACCTATTTTGAAACGTGATTACAAGGCTACGTTTCTTAGCCTCATCGTTGTGTGCCATTAACGCAAACGGTCTTTAACCTCTTGCTCCAATAGTTGTTTTGCTTTTGTTTTGCAAGTATTGCATTCAATGTAAGAGTACATTACACCGTTTGCACACCATTGAAAAGTTTTATTTCTGATGTTACTTTTACATATTGGTTTATTATTGCTATCTACCAAATGTGTTTTTGTTGTTGTTTTTGTGTTTGCAAAATATCCAGTTCTCATAATTCTAAAATTAACGGCACACAACATTGTATATAGTTAATGTACCAATGAAGGTCAGTGCTTAGTTTAATAGTTTGTGGTAGGTGCACTAACCATATACCTGTCCGTTATAAAACATAAAATTATTAAGCAAAGATTGTTTCTTCGCCTATTTTAAGTTTCCAACCATTATCAAAACACCAATCTTTAATTTCTTCATCTGTTGCATTTGAAAAGAAACAATCCATAAACTGTTCTCGTGTTCCTTCAAACATATCACCATTTTCAACTACAATCCAAGTTTCTAAGTTCATAATTTTACGATTTTATAACAACAAATATAAAACATTTAAATCAAATTTCCAAATATTTTATCACTTATTTTTATTTTTTAATTATTTTTAGTTATTAATCTGAAACTTGCTGTGTACTTGCACGCAAATTTCCTTACACGCAAAACGTTGGCACACATTTGAAAAAAAAATGATGATTTATAAAAATAGAAATTATTTTAATAATACATTTAGATATAAAAAAGTTGATGAAAACACTAATGATTATCATCCTCCTTTCGTTTACTCACAGTCTGACAATTTAATTTCATCAGACATTACATTCCGAATATCTTGTCCAACCATTTCCCAATCGGATTTTAAAGCTTTGTAGTCTGCTTCTTCTCCTGATTTTGAAGTGTTAAATTTATTTGGTTCTCCGAAAATGCTTAATACATTAGAAAAACCTGTCCAAAAACTTCTCTTTGGAAACAAAAAGTCTGTCCTTTTATCTGTGTCTATCATTTCTAAAAAATTTAATTCCATAATACTAATATAAGTGAAATTGAGTGCAAAAGTAAATATTTTTGACTTAAATTATTGTTAATAATACGAAAATAAAATAACTATTGCCAACACCGTATATAAAAAATAGCTAAATAAGTGCTAAACTCAATTTGCTTTACTAATTTAATAACGTTATTTTAGTCGGAAAAGTATGTGCTTATTTACACGCTACTTTTCATATACAAGACCGTTGTGCTTAATTATTTTGCTACCATCCGTTCATAAACTACAATAGCGAGTTTTAGCCAACGTGGTATGTCTTTATTTGGTTGAGTAATCGACTTTACAGAATCATCACTATTACCAGTTATGCCAGCAATATCGGAGTTAGTTAATCCTAACCCTGATTTCATTGCTTTAAATCTTTCGTGCCAATTCATACATTGTATTTTTGATTGTGTAAATAACTTATTTCTTCTTCTGTCATTAAATTGATTGTTTCTAATATCTTTTTCCAAGAATCTTCAATTTTATTAAAATCATCAACATTAAAATTTCCTTTGTTTTCAAGGTGAGATAATACATTCATCCACCTTTTACCTTTTACTTCTCTTACAGCAATCATCCAATCAAAATGACAACTTCTGCACCAGTTTGTAAAAACTTTTTTCTTTCTAGTTTTCATAAGTTATCCTTTCTATAATGTTTAATGTTTTATTTGTATCTGTATATTTTGGCGTATTAGAAGATTTACTTTCTTCATATTCTTTTTTAGAAATTTTTTCGCCATAAAAACCTTTTTCATAATCATCAAACCTTTTGTTATAAACCTCTGTTCCGTTTATAATTCTTTTTGTTATTGTTACAGTTTCCATCTCTATTTGTTTTACTCTGTAAATGTAAACATAAATTTACTAACTACCAAATTAAAGTAAACATATTTTTACATAACCCGCAAAATAACTAAAGCACAACATTGATTTGCATTTTTTCATTTACAAGTATTGGACTGAATAAATAGCGTTCCTTAAATGAACTGATTAGCCTTTTAATGTGCAATTCATTTGGCTTTCTGTTACCAATCAAAGTTTTAAACTTTGAGTAATCCCTACTTGTTTGCACTTGGTTACTATACTTAGCCATTGGTGCTTGTTTTAATTTATTCATTTTATTTATTTGGGTTTTATAACTTCACCTAGAAGTTTTATTTTAATTCTATAAAGGCACTACTGCAAACATCGATTTGTAAAAATTGCTAATTATGTTTAATTCCATTTGTTCTGGTTTTTTAATTATTTTTATTTATTAATCTGAAAATTGCAGTGTACTTGCACGCAAATTTCCTTACACGCAAAACGTTAGTCGCAATTTAAAAACGCCTTAATGTTTGGTAAGTCTCTTATGTGGTCTGCTGCTACTACTTTTCTATGGTACTCCCATCTATAATCCTTAATGGCATTTTTATAATGTCTAATTTTCTTAGGTGGTTGCACTCGTCTACTAAAGTTAGTTGCATACATATTCAAACACCAATCTTTCATAGTAGGTAATTCTTCAGAAATTAAAGCTTGACCTTCTTCGCAGGGGACTAAATAAAAAACCGACCCTAATAAAAGATTTTAGTTCGTTAAGTCTGCTTTCTGCTATATAAAAACTTGTGTACATAATTTTCCGTTTTTTTAACTAAGTTTATACTAATCCGTTATGCCTCATTTGCCAACCCACGCTTATGAAAATCATCCTGTATCATAAATTCAGTTGTCAAGATATCCCCGTTGCTTATCTGTATCTGAAATTTATTACAGTATTTTAATCTAATTAACTGAATTATTTTACCTCCTTTTCTTCCAAATCTGTCAGTCCATTTTGGAATGCTTTCTCCTAATCTGAATCCGTAAAGTTTCTTTGTTCGTGTCATTTTTAAAGTTTTATACCACCGCACAAAACGAACGCATAACAATGTATAAAAACAATAGGCGTGTCCGTGCAAGTAGGTTGTTTATATTCATTTAATTAACTCTTTCTGGTTGCGAAGTTTAGCGTTTTAAATCGCCTACTATTCTTATACTTACCGTTAGCCACAAGTGCTACGATAGTGCTTCGTAATAAAGATTGTTGCGATTAAATTCAACAACCGAAGAATTACCTTCGTATAGAATTTTTGCTTTTTCTAACATATTTTCATCATTAATTGAGTTTTTAATTGCTAATGCAAAATCAGTATTTGATTCAGCTATCCATTGTGAATTTGTAGGGACACAACATATAATAGCTTCTTCATATTCTGAAATTATCATACCAGTATAAAATCCTTTTAATCCATATTTCATAACAAATTCATCAGCATTACACCAAATACAAACACAATTTTTATCACGTAACAAATAAACCCACGTTGAATCAATTACAAATTTGTTAAATCCAAGTAATCCTTTTTCTGTTCCGTGTCCTAACATCACAATTCTATCGTGTTCTTTTATTTGTTCTTTCAACACTTTTTTTGATGTGTTTGTATTGATAACAGTCCAATCTTTATCCTTGTATATTTCACACAAGAAATCGGTTGTTGAATCTTTCGGATGTATTACTAATGTTTTCATTTTAAATTTCGTTAATTAAACCGCACCATATGGCTAACATGGTATATAAAAAATAGCCTATGAAAGGTCAGTACATAATATCAAAGTCTGTGGTTAGGCTACTTTTCATATACCTGTCCGTTAGCCACCATTTAAGATGAAGTGGCTTTTACAATATCACGTTCTTTACTTATTTCAAAGTCATAGTGATAGCTTTCGTTTGTCAAATGTGATAGTGCGTAACTAATTCCATTTTGTCTAATATTTATACCAGTTACAAGTCTCTCACATTGTTCAGGGTCTGTTTTTAAATAAACACTATCCCCAATGTCAAAATGGAGTATGTGCTTTTCAAAAACGGTGGCTAACACTGTATAACCGTAATTGGCTGGTTTAGTGCTTAATCCATCGTCTGTGCTTTTTATTTTACTTTGTTTTTTATCCATAATTTTCGCTTTTAAATCGCCAACTAGCGGTTATACTTTAACGTTGTAAAACATTAAAACGATTTTACAACACGGTATATAGTTTATGCCTAATTCCGTGCTGTATAAAAGTTTTGTGCTTCTAATCTTTTTCTTTTATTTTTTCTTCCTCCCTTAAAATAATATCTCTAAACATAAAAACTTTAGCTACAGATTCTGGCATCATACGAAGTTTGTTTTTAATAGCTTCAAAATCTTCCTTCGTTTCAGCACTTTCAATTTCAGCTTTATATAGTTTCCTATAATGTTTTTTAAGTTTATCAATAGCTTTATCTAAAGCATCGTCCAATTCGATGTACTTTTTGTTTACCAAATAAGTGCTTTTAGTTATTTTCTTTTCTGAAAGCATTTTATCATTCCAGTCTAAAGTGTATCCACCTCTCATAATTTTAGTTCTTTTGCCCTCGCTAAAAAAATAAAAGAAAAAGGGCGGTTAATAATTAAAAGGTTCGTTTTTCAAAAGGCACAAACCATATACCTATCGTTATAAGCAATAAAAATTAAACATACACCGCTACTACTGCTAATATCACATCTCCACCACCAAGCCAAGTTTTTGTTTCTAATCGCTTTTCAAGTTCTTTAAACGTAAATTTTGTAGCATAAAATTGATTGCTCCAATCTTTATTTTTATCATCCCAAAACTTGTCTTTTGTTTTATTCCAAATTACCCAATTCATAAGTTTAATTTTTACAGCTTATAACAAAGGCTAAAAAGCAATTGCAACTAAGCGTGTTATCAAGCAGTATTTGTTATAGGCAACTGCTTTTAGCCTCAACCGTTACCCACCATTTGAAGAACGTACTTTCACAATACTTCCGTCAGGCATAAATGCAGGTACAGGAACTACATCACGCTTTCTACCTGTATATCCACATTCATGGCATCCACAACCTTTTTGTGGTGTTTGTTGCATTTCTTTTTGTTCTGCACATCCACTACAAGCGTGGCTATACTTGTAAGGGTAAACTAATTCACCGCAAAACTCTTCCCATTTATGCCTTTTGTCAAGTTTTAGTTTTTTAACGGCATCAGCCACCGAATCAAAAACGGTGGGTAACACTGTATATACGTCAGTTGCAGTTTGGTGCTTATTCGATACTTTTTCCATTCTATTAAGTTTTCTTTTAAATTGATACGTTCGTGCTTCTAATCGCAACCGAACGCATATACTTCCCGTTATGCACAAGTGGCTACATCCGTTTCCTTTTTCAACTTTAGTCCTAATTCATCAGGCTCTAAATAAAATACAGGTGCTCGAAAACCACAAGCACACCATACACCATAGCAATCTTGATAACCTTCTGGTCCGTGCAGTTCGTGTCCACTTTCCTTTTCTAAATGCGAGTATGGGCATTCGTATTTACTGTAATCTGCTTTATTTTTCATAATATTTGTCTTTTAAGTCCGCCACCAGATGCATAACAGCACCTAAATCGCAACTCCGCTACGCTCCGCAGCGTTTAGCTGCATCACGTTATAGCCAATACTACTTTTGTGCTTCGATTGAACTTTCGTAAGAAAAAGAATTTAAAAAATTTTCCCCTCTCAAAAAAGAAAAAATAAAAGAAATCACATCCACAGTCCAGCCATTACCAAGCGCCTTAATTGCTTGTGTGTCTGAAATTGAGTTTGTATATCCATCAGGTACAGTTTGCAATCTTTCACACTCTAATCTTGTTAGTTTTCTAATTACACCCTCAATCTCATATAGTCCCGTTTTTCCACCAATCCCACCGCTATTTGCGTTTAGTGTTGCTGATTTTCCATTGCTTGAATAAACTCTATTTCCTTGTGAAAAATTACGCTGTAATAATTTTCCATTATCAAGCCAAAGTTTATGTGTTGGTTTCATTACACCACCCAAGCAAACTAATCCAGAGTTTGAAGAATGTTTGTCAACAGGTATAAATAGCAAAGTATCTTTTGCAACGGTTGTCATTGCATTGCTTTTTTCTGTACCGTTCAACTCATATTTCTGAATTACTTTCCCATTCTCATCGTATCTACCTCTTTGTGCTAAACCTAAACTTTGCAATCCATCTTCGGTAATATCTTTTAGTAGGATGGTTTTATCGTTTGGTAATCCTTTTACTGGTATGTTTGTCCAATAATACCTAACTCTATTTTGTGCTGATACTAAATTTGAGTTTATCATTATTGGCTCTACACCTAAATAACTTGAAATTATATTTTGGTATTCCTTTTTCATCTTTACATTTTCCAATAAAAAGTAAGTCGGATTACATTCGTTTTTCAATCTCACAAACTCAAAAAACAGTTTACTTCTTGGGTCATCAAAGTTTAGTTGCTTCCCTGCAAATGAAAACCCTTGACAAGGGCTTCCACCTATCAATAAATCAATCTTTGGTAAGTCAGCACCTTTTACAGTCAAAACACTTCCTAATTGCTTTGTATTTGGATAATTTGCTTGTGTTACTTTTATTGGTGATGGCTCAATTTCAGAAGCAAAGTAATTTTCAACTTCAATTCCTTGTCGTTCTAACGCAATCTGTCCACAGCTAATACCATCAAACAAACTCAATACATTTATTTTTTCTTTTCCCACGCTCATTTTTTAAATTCTTTTTTTAGTTCTTCGATTAAAGTTTTGTACTAATTAAACCGTACTGGCTATAACACGTGCTATATGCAAGTTTGCCATTAAGTTTGTTGTAACTTGACAATTTCTACAAGGCAAACCTGACATATAGCACCATCCGTTGTAGGCAATTAAAATGCTACGGATGGTAAAGTATCTTTTTACAATCTTCGCAATATTCCACGAGTTCAGTTGCTGTTCTGCGACCTTTGTGTTCGCATTTTAACTGTTCGCTTCGCCCTACAACAACGGGTATAGTTAATTTTTTAACTAGTACCTTTAATTCTTCCGTTCTTACACTAACACCAGTCAATTCTTCTTTATCCAATCCTAAACAACTAATCTCGTATTGCAATTGTCCTATTTTATTTTCTATTTCTTTTATCATAATTTCTGTTTTATTTACCCGTTAAAAAACTAACCATACCCAAAACGTTAGCAACAATAATTAGAATTGTGCTTCTGGAACAGTATATGGTAATGTTTTGGAATAGCTTAATTCCCATTCATCAGTTCCTCTTCCTATTAATGTTGGTATGTGTCCAATCATATTAAATATCAACTGTTTTGGTTCAACAAAAACCACATCACTTCCAATACAAGTATGTTTTACTTCTACAATAGCATCTTCATCCAATAAAATATTTGTTTGGTTTTTGATTGACCAAAACTTAGTTCCTTTGGGAATTAATCTATTTTCTCCGATTTTAATTTCGTTCATAAAATATTACTGTTGCTAACAAGGTATATATGCAATACCTTATTAAGGTTTATACTAATATTCAAAGTTCGTGCAAAGGTACTGCATATATACCCAACCGTTGGCACACATACTAAGAAATGTCCGTTATTTCAGTAGTTGTCCTCCAATTCAGTTTAGGATGTTCATCTTCAAAGTAAGCAATAGCTGATTCCCTGTTTGGTGCTTGTACATTTATTACAAACTTCACTCCGTTTGCCATTCCAGAAAATCGGAAAGTACGTGTGCCAACACCCAATAAACGCAAAACTTGGTCTGCGAATACATTGGGCGCAAGGTCATCTATCAAAGCCTGTATGTACATCTGTTCTATTTTCTCTTTCATCGTTCTGCGTTTATTTTTAACGTTATCTTCAATTTTTGCTTTCCCACCCATACCGCTCAAGTACAGGAGTCAGCTTTTGAAGATGTTGCTCATTCAATTCCCGCCTCCCCTGCAAGTAATGGCTAAGGGTTTTAGTAGGAAGCCCTGCCTCACGTTCCAAACAACGAAGCGAAAGGCAAGGTCTTTCTTTTAGCCAGTCTTTCATTCTTTAGCTATTTCTAACGCTTTAGCTATTTTTCCATCCAATACCAAACCGCATACCTGAAAACATTCTTCGGTGGGGAGGTCTTTCAGCCGTGGGCTGTCCTTACCAAAGCGTTCGGTCATGTTCTTTTCTGCCTCTCGGTAGGCTTCCCGCCTATCTTCGTGGTATTGGTAAAAACCTTGCACCAGCTTATGGTTAAGCATTGTGCATTTCCCCCCGTCATTGCCGTATATAAACCACAATTTGCGAAAGGCATTGAGTTGCTCGTCTGTCAAATTCATAGTCCAATTGATTTAGCTGTCATTTTCATGTATTCTTTGAGCGGCATTTTAGCCATTTTTTTTAAACCTTCTTTGATACATGCTTTACAGTATATGGCAAAGACAGGTTCAATTGCATTCTTTGGTACTTCAAATTCATAAGAGCATTTTTTACATTTCAGCATAACTTTATATTTTAGTGCTTGTACCAACAAAGGTACGCATAATATTTGGAAGTACCAAATCAGGTACAAATATATTTTCCCACCGCACGCAAAAACAGAAGATAACAACACCTAAAACGCCATGCCCTGCGGGACACAGGCGTTTAGCTGCGATACGTTACCATTAATACTACTTCTGTGCTTCTAAATGTGCCTTATTGATTAAGTAGCTTATATAACCGCTTATATTTTCAGTTCCTAATACCAAAACAGATAAATTAACTGCTTTCTGTTTGGTATCTTCAGTCATTCATATCGTTATTTTTTATTTTTTGTCTTAATTTATAATAATAAAGTTCTTTGAGTATCAGCCCAGTCGCCTGTTATCAAGCCTGTCAACACATTCTTTTCAGTGCATCGGTTTTAATTCCTGCATAACTATGACACCACCGTTTATTTAGGTTGAACACTTCGCCAAGTGTTCGGGTTTTATTTTCCTAAAGCGTACTTTTTCCCTATCTTATATAGCGTATAACCTTCATAACTCTCATCTCCATAGACCGCATCTTGTTGCTTTCACGTTTTCGGTTTTGTTTACTCAAAGAACTTATGCAAATATAGTAAATAATTTGTAAATACAAAAGGAATATTAAAAAGTTTTGTAATAATTTTACCGTACTAATGGTAACAACGGCTATATGTCCATTGCTCGTACCTCACAACGGCACATAGCCAAACCGTTACCCCACATTATAAGCAGGGAGTACAACTTTCATACTTAGATTAAAACCTTTTGTTTCTTCTTTAAAGTGGTCAAGTGCTTTACCTAAAGCCTCGTGTTCATTTGAAGCATCAGTTATTAAGCATCGCAAAAGGTTTTCTCTTGCGTTTACAAATACCAATGAAACAGAATAACGTGGGGTAACATTGTATAAAACCAATAGCTCTTGCTCTAGGTCATTTATACACATGTTTCCTTCATCAAATCTTTCCATTAATTCAGTTATCTTTTCTTTCATGTCGCTACTGTTTTTATACCTTGCCGTTAGCAACAATTATGTGGCTTTGGGGTGTTCACATTTCTCACGTCCGCATTTACATTTAGTGGCACTGCTTGTGCTATTGTCAGGGTCGAAAGAGCCACATAAAAGATTGCTAACATTGTGTATAGGTAATTTTTGCCCTACGTTAATACCTTTTAAGTACATTTCTGCTTTTTTTTCAACTCTTGCTCTTATGTTGTGGTCATAGTCATTTTCTTGCATCCACATATAAAAGTCTGTTAATTCTTTAATCTTATCCATAATTCAGTTTTATTTAATCGGGCAAAAACTACCCATACACTCGTTCGTTAGCAAACATAAAAATTATGCTTCCAACCATTGTATTAAGTAATCTAATGTATCAAAAGAAAAAAGTTCAACATCATATTCATTTATAGTTCCACTTCCATCAGAAAATATCCTGAATTCAACACATGTTCTACCACTTTTTTCTTCAAACTTGTGTATTAATTTAAGTTTATCGTTAATTAACCGCACCAGCAGGTAACAAGGTATAAACCACATTAAAACGATGGTTTATACCCGTCCGTTAGCCACCATTTGAGAAACGTTCTTTATAATAAGTTTCCCCATCTCTTGGAGCATCTATATTACACCTAGATTTACATCCATTATTTACGGCATCAACTATTTGCTTTTTCTCTTTGTTCAACCAAATTTGAATATCTGCATCTATATTATTTCTCAAAGGGTCATTCAAACTTGTATAAGTTTTAATATAATCAATTAATTCTTGTACTACTGTCATAATAAAAAAGGTTTCTAACAATGTGTATAAAAAATAGCCTAATTAAGTTTTGTAATAATTCCGAACGCCTATGTATGGGCTAATTTTCATACACTCGTCCGTTAGCCGTAATTCAATCACGCCATGTTACGTGCATTGCTTCGAGCTTATCTCCGAGCAGTGGCGAACCATAGTTTTCAAACTTCATTTTTAATAAAGGATATACTTCTAAATTGTTTGGGCATTGTATTTTAAATGGTAGCTTACGTTTATCTTCCGAAATCTGTAATGCCTCTAAAATGAAGTCATTCAAACTTTTTTCTTCATCAGATGAACTACGGCTAACATCGTATAAAAAAACATTGCCAGCTTCATCGGTAATTTTAAATTCGTATTTCATATCAAGTTTATTTTAAGTTTAACATTCGTGTTTCAAAATGGCAACGTTTCTTATACGTAACCGTTATGAGTAATGCTAATTATCCCTTTCAAAAGTCGATTTTCCTTTTAAATTCGTTCCGAAAATTTCATTTAAAGGGTCAATAACATCTTGAGAAACTCCCATTAATTTTAATCTTAAATTAGAAATTTCAGTAGTCATTTCTCTTTCCCTTTTTGAAGCATTTCTAACAACTTCATTTAACCCTTCATATCTAAATTCTGCGTGTTCATAATTTTGCTTAAGTAGTGTAACACTTTTTAAAATTGTCCATTTATGAAAGAATTTTGGAACTCTTTTATAATACCACCAAAATAAAATGTGATTTGCTTTTAACAACACCGCACTACTCATAACAGTGGTTATAAGCAATTGCCACTTTTGTCTTAAATTTAAAGACCGTTTTGTTCTTGTTTTCATTGTTTATTAATTTGAAGTTTAGGCAGTTTTATTGGCAACTGCTTATAGCTACAAAACGTTATAAATAATAAAAATTATTACCTAAGTATATCAACATAATAATTATCGTTATCATAACCATATTGCTTCTTTGCAGTTTCTGCTTCTTCTTTTGTATTATATGGTGCAAGTATCACACCATTCTTATCTTTTCCATGTGCAGGTTCTTTTTCATAAACTGCAAATTGTTCTTTCTTTTTATACATAATTTTTACATATTTATAACAACAAATATAAGCAATTATTTCATTACTTTTAATAAATATTGTTGTTTAATAATATTTTTACTCTTTTAATTAAGTTTAGTTAATAACTACTTATATTTGCAACCGTTAGCATTCAGCTTAAAATGCTCCGAGATGCCGTAGAGTTGAATGAGTTCTTTCTTTATCTAACTCTAAATTCTTGCGTTCAATATCTCCTAAGTCTGTCTGAGATAGTTTTTCAACAACATAACGCCAATAATGATTTAAAGCATCAATTGTTATTTCTGTTTGCCAATCGTTCAATTCATTCATATTTTTAAATATTATTGTTTAACAAAAGCCGAAATGCTAACAAAGTGTATAGCAAATAAGCCATTAAAGTTTGTACTAATTTGATAGTTTCGTGCGTGGCTTACTTGCCATACACTAAACGTTAGCACCAATACTACGAAAGTGCTTCGATTTCAAGTATCATATCTTTATTTTTTACAGCAAAAACAAATTCACCTACATATCCTGCGTCTTCTCCGTAAATAGCATCGCAACTATTCAATTCAGTTAGAAATTTGCTTGATAAGTATTCTCCCAAAACATTTGAAAATAAATCAAGTTCTTCTTTGTAATTTGATGTAATTGCTATATCACCGATTACGAATAATCCTTGTTGTCTATTAAATCTATTTCCGTTTTTACCAGTTTTTTCACTATAAATTTTATTCCATTTATCTAATTTTAGAATATTATAATTTGTTGTATCTATGGTTATTTTATAACAATTATCACCGAATTTTTTAGCGTAATCTAAGTTAACCGCTAAATAATCAACACCACTTCGGTTTTTATCGTAAACACCATCAACACATTTATACACTTTGGTTTTACCAAAGTTTTTAACTTTATCTATTAATTTTCTTATTTCCATATTTTTACTTATAAATTTACCCCCAATTTCCATTTTAATATCTTCACTATGTTTCATTATCTATTTGTTAAGTTAATTCTCTGTTCACGCAACACGCCATAAACTTTTCGTTAGTGGCAAGGCTAAAGAACGACCTAAATATCTTCACCACGTTTCAATCTTTTAATTTTGTGTTGCAATTCATTGATAGTAACAAGATGAAGTTGAGAATTAACTCTTTCAAATCGTTCTTTAACTTCTTGAGATTTCCAGTCTTTCAGTTCTTTTTTCAGTCTTTTAATTTCGTCTGTCATTTTAATTTTTTTTGTGAAAAGCCCAGCCACTAACAGCGTGTATATGCAAGTGGCGGTTCTGTGGTTTATTCAAGTTTAGTTCTTCTGTCAAACTTTCTGCGTAATTGAAAAGTTAGAGCTTCTAATCGCCCCCCTGACATATACACGCAAAACGTTAGGCACAATAAAAATTACTCAGTTTGTCTTACTATCATTGAAGATAAAACATTAATAATATCAGTGCTTGTTAATTCACATTTAGGTTCTTCTTCACTTTTATAGTCTAATATAACTTTGAGAAGTTTTATCTTCAATTCTTCTTTTGCTCTAAATTTCATCATTTGTTTGTCTTGGTCTTTCATATCCGTAATTTTTACAGATGCCTAACAGCAAGTATAAAACATGCCTATCCTGCATCTAAGTTAATATTTATGTTAATTTAATGTCCATTGTTTCAATCAAAGTTTGTGTTGGCACGTTTCATACTTGCGTAACGTTATATTCAATTTTGGGGAAACCATTGTGTATCTGTTAATTCAGACCGCATCCTTCTCAGATGGCAAATAGTTCAAGGAGTTTTACTGAAACTCATCCCCAAAACTGAAATATAACAACAAATATAAAACATTGCTGTCGTTTTTCAATTATATTATACGTTTAATTTCAAATTTTGTTACACTAATTATAATTTTTGTTACAACGTTTTATATTTGCAACCGTTATGTGCAAGCCTAATTAGCGTCATAGTCAGCTTTTGGCTCAGGTTTCCAATCGCCATCAGCATCTAAATGAATAGGCGGCCAACCATGTTTCCTAACCATTAACATTCTCATAAACCTGCTCCACATTTTTACCAAACCGTTTACAGCAAAATAGGCCGCTCCGTTTAGTAATATCATCATTCCTACAAATGGCCAAAAGCCACTAAATGCGATTTCAATTATTTTGTTTATCATTCTATTTGAGTTTTTGAGAAGGCCAGCACATAACAGCACTATGGCGGGTTTCTCGGTTAATATTAAGTTTAGTGTTTCAAATCAAGTTAAGTGCTTACAGATAGTTCAGCGTTCCAAAATCCGCCACATCGCCTATCTGCAAACCGTTAGCACCAATGCCATCAGACCTTCGTATCGACAGCAAAACAGTAAGATAATTCTTCTGCTAATTGCCTCATTTGTTCATACTCATCATCTTTTAATCCTTCATTGGTGTATGTCATATAAAGTTCTTTCATTTTAGAAAGCCTTACTAATTCTTCTTCGGAAATGTTATCGGGTAATTTTACTGTTTTTGCCATTGTATTTTTATTTAAGTTTTAATATTTAATTTCGTGTAGGCACTGGTGCTAACACTATGTAAAAAACATTGCTGGCGTTCGTGTTCCTTCCCAAACAATCCATATTCTTCTTGTTCGTGCAGTTTTCCAAATAGTTCTTCATTCATATCGCAACGATTTTTTACATTTTTCCGTTATAAGCCATTTAAGAAACTACACGTCTTTTCATAAAGCAAGTCGATAGCTACTTGTTTAGCATCATAAGTTTGGAAACGAACATCTGAACCTCTTTCTGCTTTTTCATTAGCTATATCCATTGCATCTATAAATAATTTCAATTTGGTAATACTATAATCCTTTATAGCTTCTTTTACTTTGTTATCTGGTATTTTATTATACATTTTATTTAAAATTTGTGAAGAAAAACGGCTTATAACAGCACCTAACCAAAATTGGCGGTTCAGTGGTTATATCAACGTTTATGCTTCGATTATACATTTTTTTTAAATTCAAGTTTTGTGCTTCGTAATCGCCAACTTCGGTTAGCTGCAAATCGTTGTAAAACATTAAAACGATTTTACAACAAAGGCTATAAATAATAAGGCTTAGGTTCGTGGTTCATCAGGTAAAGCCATCCACCAAGTTTCATCCTCATTACTGTATTTAATCATCTTCGTATCAAGGATGCTTATTGCCATACTCGCTTGGCTTTCATTCATTATTCTGTAAACCAACATCTTTTCACCATCAATCTCGCAAGATGGCTTTCGGTCTTTTAATTTAATCCATTTCATAATTCAAAGTTTTGTGTTTTAAAATCGCCTTACTATTCATAGCCTATCTACGTTAGTGGCAAGTGCTAACTCTCCGCTTCAATTCAGCTTTGTAGTCTGAAAAATTAAGTTGGCTTTTAGCTTCTTTGCCATAATAAGTTTCCTCATCATACCACATATCTTCAGCACACGAGCCACCGCCCATTCCTACCGTTAATCCTTCCTTTGCTTTCCGTTCAATCCATTTAATGATATTTTTCAAGTGATTCGTTTCTAAATCAGTCAACTTAATTTTTTTACCATCTTTTGTTTTATGAAATTTCATTTTCGTTTAATTTACCGCACCAGCCACTAACAGCGGTTTGGTGCTATTATTTTACCTATTAAATTTATCTAAAACTTGAAATGTCTGCAAGGCAAAATAACAGACACCAAGCCGAAAAACGTTGTGCAACATTAAAACGATTGCACAACACGGTATATAGTTTATGCCTAATTCCGTGCTGTATCAACGTTTAGTGCTTCTAATCTTTTTCTTTTATTTTTTTCCACCCCTCTCAAGATTACGCTTAACAATTCTGTAATTATCGTTTTCAAATTCTTCTTTTTTCAGTCTGCTAAAATGGTACTCTAAACTTTGCTTATCAAGTTCAGTAATTTCTTCACACATAACAGGCAAAGAGTCGAGAATATTCTCGGCTCTTTTGTTTGCTTATTTAAAAACCAGTAAGCCATTATTCAAAAGTTCTTGTTTCGATTATACAGTTTTTAAATTTTTCTGGGTCTTCGTCAATTAAGCTTTGTAAATAATCTTTATCCTCTTCCATTTCAGGTTCCCAATTATTAGGATAAAATTTCATTTCTATTGTATCAAAGCTTTCGTCTGTTTTTGTGTTTAAGATGTAATGTAAAGTTTTCATAATTTTGTGTTTTAAATTGTTATTAATTAATTATTACACTACAAATATATAACTTATTTTGTAACTACCAAAGAAAAAAGCAAAATATTTTAATTATTTTGTAAATAATTGCTTTTACAAGCATTTGCCCACGCTCAAAAAAAATAAAAGAAAAAGGGCGGTTAATAATTAAAAGGTTCGTCTTTCAAAAGGCAAATAACCTAATTCAGTATTTAACCCAATGTGTTTTTCGAATATTTACTCTGCTTCTGTCATTTCATTAAAGTTTATTATTATTAAATCGCACTAACCATACAACCGATACGTTATAACCAATACTACTTATCCGCTTCGATTGTAGATAATAATTCATTAACCATTTCATCAACCAAAGAGATACCATGTAAGTCTTTAGTTTTTTTATAATCACCCACATTGATGTTTGTAGCTTTGATTTCTTTTTCATCATCACTAATAGTGATTTTAATTGTTAAATTTTCCATTTTACTTGTTTTTAATTTTATCATTTATTATTTTTGCTAATTCATAATCTTCATTATCAATTGCGTTTTTTAGTTTGGTTTCTAAACTCCTTGGTATTATAACTGCAACTAAAAAAGAACTATCTATCTTAATTATAACATCATCACCATTGTTAATTCCATCAACTATATCATTTCTATCTACTTTACAAGTATCATCTATTGCGTAGATGTTTCCGTTTAATTTAAAAACATTTACTTCGGTAAAATAAACATTATCATTTTCAATATAAAATATATCTGAAGTGTAATTTTGTTTTTCATTACCAAATATTAATAAACTATTATCCATAAATTAATTTGTTAATGTCATTTCGTTAATTACTTTTCTAACGCTTTCCATCCAAGCACCTAATATATCTTTTCTAAAATTAAAAATAGACATATGTGCATCCCAAATTTCTTTTGGAACTTCTACTTTAATAATTCTTCTATTCTCCATAATTCATTATTTTACAAATATACTAATTATTTTCCAATTAATCAAGTTTTATCTTAAATTACCGTACTGGTTATAACAAGGTGTATAAGAAAGTTTGCTATTAACAGTGTGGTAATTTGAAAGTTTATACAAGCAAACCTTCTCATACACCCAACCGTTAGCACCAATACTACGAAAGTGCTTCGATTTAAAGTTTATTGCTATATTTTGTAAAAAATCCATCACTACCAATTCTTAAAGTATTAACAATTTCTTTATGTCCACGAAAATCAATAATTTCAACATCTTCTTTGTTTCTATCAATGTAAACCCTTATCGGCTCATCATTTTTATAAAAATTAAAAAAATGTTCTACGGTTAAATTTTCGTTATGATGGATTATTTCATCATTAGGTATTATAAACACATTGTCACACTCTTCTAAAATTACGCCAACTTGTGGGCTAATAAATAAACACTGTACATCATCACTAATCATTTCAGTAATTAATGGTTGTAACTCATTTTTAATTGCATCTTTTTTATTGGTTTTTTCAAACCAGTTCCATTGTTTTTCCATAAATTTATTTTTTTTACAAATATACTAATTATTATCCATTTAATCAAGTTTTATCTTAAATTACCGTACTGGTGCTAACAACAAATATATTGCATTAAAACGACAATATATTTGCAGCCGTTATGCTCCATGCCTTAGTTCAGTCCTTCTATTTAACATTTGTGATGAAAAACAAAAAGAATTTTCCCAACGCACTTTTAAAAACCTTTTAATTTATATGCTTTTACAAATTTAGCACCTTTTCCTTTATTTTTCAAATTTATTTCATGTTCATTTGGAAATGATAAATTCTGAATTATTGTTTGAATAATATCTATTTCAGATAAAGGAACACTAAGTTCCATTATATAAGGCACTACATCATTATCCCAGTTCTCACTACCAATCATTAAAAGCATATCTCCATCAATAGCCCATTTATATGGTGTAACGTGTTCCCCAATATTTTCAATGTCTATCAGTTTTTTATTTTTAACACCAACTGCTCTATACATTATTGAAGGATTTGGTAATTTTTTATAAAATTCCACCCTTTCTTTTAATTCTTTAAAAGCTTCTTCTTCATCTTCAAATCCTTCCCACCCAAAAAAATCAATACATTTCAATATTTTATCATCATCTAAATCGTGGAATGTTTTTATTGAATTTTTAAAATCTAATAATCTTTCTTTATATGGCTTTACACCTTTAAATGAAGCATATGTGTCATTTTCAAGTTCTTCTTTAATAATTTTAGCAACAAATTCTTTTAAGGTAGTTTTAATATGGTTTTTCATCTCACTCATAGTATTTTCTTTATATATATAAATATTCCAAATTAAAATTTCCACCCTAAAATTCTTTTTGTTTTTCTTTATTGTTCCAAATTAAGTTTTGTGCTTAATAATTCGGCACGAGAGCCACAATACCCTAACTGACATTTAAGCCATTCATTACAATCACTTTCAGTTCCTTGATACACGCAGTGCCCATTTTGTTCTACTTGGTATGTATCATTTAATCCAATCCTTATACATTTCACTTTCCCTGTGTGCTCTTACCATATTAGTTTTTCCACATCTGCATTGTGTTACTAGAAAATTTGTATTGTTTTCCATAGGTATATCATACAATTTATTTTCAAATTTACACTTATGAAAACGATACATAACAGCATATAACCAAAATAGCGGGTTAGGTATGTTAATTGTCCATTTTTCTTTCATATCAAGTTTATTTTTATATTCAACATTTGGTTTTAAAGTCCGCTACTTAGGTTATATGCAACCCGTTATACACTATTTAACGAGCAAGTTTCAATTCAACAATAAATATTTCAACTGTTTCCTTTTCCAAATCATATAAATTCTTAGGATGTTTACTGTTACAGCACTTATCAATAAAAGAATCTATTTCATCTTGTGATGGTTTGTTAATGTAAGCGTTTTTACTATAATATTTGGTTTTTCCATCAAATGAAGCATATTTTCCTTTTGCACAAATTTGATATAAAACTGTGCCTAACACCGTGTATAAAACATGGTGGGTTTCTGCGTTATTTAAAGTTTCGTTCATTCTATTAAGTTATTAGTAATTTGATAGTTTCGTGCGTGGCTTACTTGCCATACACTAAACGTTAGCACCCATTTGACCAATCATCAATATCCTCATCTTCAACTAATTCAATCTGACTATTACTATCTTCTATTATTTTATTCAACATACCTAATCCATAAGAAGTTGCAGTTCCATAACTCTTTTTATGACATTTGTAGCAACTACCGCTAAAACCGATAAAATAATAGAAATCAGCATCTTGTTCAACTTTTTCAATTCCAGAATTTAACTTCCACCTGTCACCATTTAAATAATCACCACTCCAAGTTCCAAAAACTTTATAATAATTGTTTGATAGTTTTAATATTACCCACTTTTCAGGGGTTTCGGTTATATTTCTTTTCATAATTTTAATTTTTAAAAACGTGTTATAACAAGGTATATATGCAAGTGGGAGTTCTGTTGTTTATTCAACATTCGTTCTTCTATCAAACATTCTGTGTAATTGAAAGGTAAGTGCTTCTAATCGCCACCTGGCATATACACGCAAAACGTTATGTGTAAGTGTTCAGTTCATCGTTCTAACCAACATTTCGGTTGAAAAATTTAAAAGAAAATCCCACCCACTTTATTTAATTCTTTTTAATTTGATTTTATCATAATTCCATATAATTATTTGATGACCATCTCTGCTATAATATGGTTCTTTGCCATCAAAGCCTTTTGATTTTAAATATTCTTGTTCTAAAAAATCAATACTACTACCAGTCATCGGGTCTATATATGTTGCATATTTTTTATATTTATCAGTTTCAATAGGTCTAATTAAATCATTCCCATCTAAATTCTTAACAACATCACCATTAGGTTTAATTACCTTATCCATTTCATAAAACCCATTTTTAATTCCAAAATCAACGAGTTGTTCCCTATTTGGTTGTTCATTTGGTTTGGCTATTCTTAATTCCTCAAAATTTTCTATTACATATATATAATCACGTTTTCCAATAGATTCTATACCCCAATCATCAATATTTTTTGTTACATAAAAACCTTTACCCAATTGTCCTTGTTTCGGGTTATAGTTTTTATCAATTTTTAAATTTGGATTATCGGATAAATGATAAACTCTATTCTCATTCAAAAATTCTCGCATCGTTGTTTTTATAAATTGTTTCAAATCTTTCATTGTTTCAAATCTTTCATTGTTTTATTTTTTCTCCCACCACACAAATTTAAGAAAAAATGTTATTATCCCCAATATCCCAAGTTCCATCATTATCAACCGATTTAATTTGATTTGGTTTAAATGTAACGTGAACTACCCACCCACGCCAGAGGCGATGGGTTGGGCTTCGGGGGTCACAGACTCACCTAATGGTAACGCCTCATCCCGTTTTTGTTTATACTCCGACTGCATACCACAACCAGAGTTAATAAAAATATACAACTTTATTTTTAAAAGTCAAATCTTTTTGTCGCTTACATCCCATTCACGCTAAAGCGATGAATGGGTTTTACGCTCCTTTATAAAACATACCCAATCAAGGTCTGTGGTTTATATCAACTGTTTACTATGGCTACGTTTCATACACACAACCGTTAGCTGCAAGTGCTACGTTCCCGTTTTCAATGATGGTTCGTGCATATAAGCCGTAATAATATTTTTTTCTTCCCCACGCTCTTTGTCTGCTTGGGCAGCCATTTGGTTAAATATGTGAGTAATCATTCCAACTTCCCAACCATTACCAGTCGCTTTTACTGTTTGGTTATCACTTATCTCATCACAATAATTGTCAGGCAAATTCATCAACCTACACCTTTCAATTTTATTGTAGTTCCTAAATGGTAATTTCCTATTAAAAGCGTCAGGGTGTCGCCCTATTTCCATTGTCGTTAAAACCGTGTCTTTTGCTACGGTAGTAAGGCAATTACTTTTATCTCGATTAGTTGCTCTTACTTCAAGGCATTGCGTAATTGGTATGGTTTTGTCATAATCTTGTCGTTTACCTAGTTCATCTAATCTACGCCCTAAAATAGTGGCTTTATTCAATCTTCTGCCACGTATCGCACTTGGGCCAATCATTTCAGTATCTTCCAAAATATCTTCAAGTCCTATTCCTTTGTCGGTTGGTTCAGTAATATCGAAGTTTGCCCAATACAATCTCACACGGTTTTGAGCAGAAGTTAAAGAACTATTCAATTTTACTGGCTCAACACCCAAATGTTGGCTTATTACGTCTTGGTATTCTTGCTTCATTACCACATTTTCAAGTAGCCAGTATTTAGGCTTCACTTCATTAAGCAACCGAACAAATTCAAAGAATAGTTTACTTCGTGGGTCTTCAAAGTTCAATTGCTTACCACTAAAACTAAATCCTTGGCAAGGAGAACCACCACATAAAAGGTCTATTCTTCCTTTAAATACGTTTAATCCTCCCTCATACTCAACCACCGTGACTTGTTCCTCCTTATGAAGTCGTAAGAAATCCCAGTAATTCTTTTCAATTTTGTCAACTTCATCCCATCTTTGTAATTCTTTGATAATTTCTTCAATAGAATTAATCTCTTCTTCTTTTCGGTCTCTTTCTTTTTTCTTGACCTCTCTTCGTAATCTATCTTCATCCGACTCTCCAAGTATTTCTTTCTCACTTCTGGAGTCCGCATCGCTTCTTTGGTTTTCTTTGAAATTAAATCCCTCTCCTTTTTGTCTTGAAATCTTTTCTTCAATGTTTGTGATATTCTCTTTTTCTGAATATCTGTCTTTGGCACTCCCTTTTGACTCTCTAATATTTTCTTGCAAATTTCGGGTGTGAAACTCATAGTCATACCCCCAGCTGCTACATTGTAGTTTAAAGGGTTTTCTACAATCATTTTCATCTCCATTCTTTCTGCTTCCTGTATTGTTCCTACCTTTAGTAATACTTCCCATACTATTGTTTGAAAACCGTATTTCCTCAATGCATTGTAAAGTGGTAAATTCTTGTACTTCTTGTCCTTCATTCGACTTTTGTGTTCCGACTTTCGTTGACATAGCGTATTTCTTGTCAAGCCAATATAATATTTCCCATTCGGAAATTTTGCTTTGTAAATTGTTATCATAATTGCAAATATACGAATAAACCTCCGATAAGTAAAGTAATTTTACTTTTACTTTGGTTACATCACCAATCTGTTTTGTATTTGGGTGGTTGCTTTGAGTTACCTTAATTGCGTGTTTGTCAATCTCGGAAGCAAAGTATTTATTTACTTTAATTCCTGCACGTTCTAAAGCTACTTGTCCACAACTAATGCCATCAAATAAAGACAGTACGTTAATGCCCTCGCTCAAAAAAATATTATTACTACGTTCGTTTTTCATATCAAAGTTTTTTGTTTAAAATCCGCACCAGACATTAAGTATTCTTTGATTATTGTTTTTATAAATTTTCTCAATTCCATTTGTCCTTTATTTTATATATAAATATTCCAAATTTAAAATTCTACTAATAAAGCGTACTGGGCTAACAAATTGTATAAGCAATAACTGTTAGATGTTTTTACTATTGCTGTTGTTAATATTATATTTTCTACATCTAATCAATTGTCCTGTGTTACTTTTCATTTTTGTATTTATCTTATTATATTGCTTTTAATTTCTTTTTAAGGTCTCTAATGGCCGCTTTGATAATACGTTGTTTCTCATCTGTAAGCTTGTTAGTGCCTTTATATCTATCAGATGTAACTCTACTATTAAAAGTAGCAGCTATAGCCTTTAAATCGGCTATTTCTAATGCCGTTTCTTGTTGTGAAGTTGCTTTACCACCTTGCTTTTTAACTTCGACCAAGACTTGTTTCTTACCGTAACGTCTAGGTGTGTCAGGTTTAATTTTAATTTCTTGATAAAGTTGTTTATGCCTATCAGAAACCAATATCACATCTTGGTGAATAGTTTCAAGAGATTCAACTTCTTTAGGTGTTAACGTACCATTTTCAGCGGATTCTAATAAGGTATTAAAACCATATGTACCAGTTTTGTCGATGTGCACTCTTTGAAGTAAAGGGTCTTTGTTGATTAATCTAATTGTTTTAATTGAATTGAATTCTAATGTTTTTGTAATTTCCATGATGTAGTTTTTAATTATTATGATACAAAGATAAAAAGAATGTTTGATATATCCTAATAAAATCTTGGTTTTTTTTCTTCACAGATTTGTTTTATTAAAAATCGCTTATAATTTGGATTACTTTTTTCCATGTAATACCATAATCTACTAGCATTATCATTATTACTCCATGAGGTGCCGACAAAGGCTTTAACTTTTTTCTTTAATTTTCTGGGAATACGAATATTGCCATAAAACGGGCTGATTGTTTCAGGTGCTATAAAAACGAAAAAACCAAATAATTTTTAATTTATACGAAACGGAGCGTAAAACCCATTGGTCGTTTCACCAATGGGATGTAAGCGACACACTAACCTTGTGATAAGATATATTGACGTATGGTTTCTGGACTTGCTTCACCTATTGAACAAACGAAATAACCTGCTGACCAGAACATATCTTTGTACCAGTATTCTCTACGAAGTAAGGTTGGGTATAATTGCCAAATGCGATATGTAGATTCTTGTTTTAACCTACGGACTATTTGTGATATTGAAAGACGTGGTATGTAACGGATAAGGAAATGTATATGGTCTATATCTGACTCGAAGACCTCTACACTAAAATCTGAATTATCTATGATATTGTTGAATATTAAGTACATATCTTCCTTTAGTTGATTAACTAATAATGGTTTACGATACTTTGTAACCAATATGATATGTGCTTTTAGATAATGTTTTGAATGATTTGTAGAAATGTAATTTGATTGCATAATGTAGTATTTTGTTTAAATTATTTACAACCAAAGACGAAATGATTTAAACAAAATATGGCATCAAATGAAATAAATTTACAAAAAACTTAACAAATCGTATAAAATATTGTACTTTTACAAAAGTTTAGACTATTTAATAATAGAGTGAAGAATATACACAGAACATATAAATTTGAATTATTACCTAATAAGGAGCAGAAAACCTTATTGGATAAGCACTTTGGTTGTGTTAGGTATATTTACAATCACTTTTTAAATGAACGTAAGGAACAGTATCAAGCAGATAAAAAAACCGATAACTATTACGGACAAGCCAAAACATTAACTGAATTAAAAAAACAAGAAGACACCATTTGGTTGAAAGAAGTGAATAGCCAAACACTTCAATTTGCTTTACGCTCTTTAGACACCGCTTATGTGAACTTCTTTAGAGGTAACGCTAAGTTCCCAAGATTTAAATCAAAAAAGAATAAAAATACATTTACAGTACCACAACATACTAAAGTTATGGATGGCAGAATATACGCACCTAAATTTAAAGGTGGTATTAAGGTGAATATTCATAGAGAAATTAAAGGTGAGGTGGGTAAATTCACAATATCTAAAACTCCAACTGGGAAGTATTTTGTTTCAATTTTCACTGAACAAGAATATCATCCAAGTAAAAAAACTTATAAATCGGTTGGAATAGATTTAGGTTTAAAAGACTTTGCTATCACTTCTGATGGAATAAAGTATAAAAATAATAGATACACAAAAAGATATGAAAGAAAATTAAAGAAAGCACAACAACATCTTTCTCGTAAACAGAATGGTAGTAATGGGTTTGAAAAACAAAAACTCAAAGTTGCCTTAATTCACGAGAAAATCACAAACACAAGGCAAGATGTATTACATAAAGTAAGTAATGAAATTGTAAATAATTATGATGTAATATGCCTTGAAGATTTAAATATTAAAGGAATGGTTAAAAACAGAAAATTATCCAAACATATCTCTGATGCAAGTTGGGGTACGTTTGTTAGATTTGTTGAGTACAAAGCAAATTGGAATGATAAAACTGTTGTTAAAATCAATCGTTGGTATCCCTCAAGTAAGACTTGTAGTGTTTGTGGATATATAAATCAAGACTTAAATCTTTCAGATAGAGAGTGGACTTGCAATAATGGTCATAAATTAGACCGTGATTTAAATGCAAGCACCAATATCTTAAATGAAGGGTTAAAAATATATCGTGAGGAACTTGCGATTACAAAGGTGGAGAGTAAATCAGACTTTGGCAACAAAGCACACTCTATGAAACCAGAAGCCCATCCCATCAGCTATGCTGTGGGTGGGTAGTTCACTTGGCTCTATTTATAATTTCTTGTATTACTTCGTCATGTCGTTTAACTATCTCAGCGGTCCGTTTTTTAGTTTTCCTCATATTTAAATCTAGGGCAGTGATAAATGATTCCAATAACGTATGATTAATTTTAGCTGTTCTTCGTTGATATAGAATATCTTTTAGTTTCATGACCATAAAATGTGAATCACACATATGGTCAATTTCAGTACCTTCAATATTATGATATTGATTTGATAAGTCTTTATCTAATTCAGATAATTCTTTTTTAGCTTGTTCTCTTAATGATAGTAATTGGTCAAAAGTCTCATGAATGTTATCGATTAGACTTTTAATGTCATTAGTGTCTACTTTTTTACTCAAATTATCTTCCTTGCCTACCTAATGAATGATTTATTGTTGAAGAAAAATTCATAAGAACTTTTTGAATTTGTCCTAATTCATCTTCATCAAACATGTAAGTACCACCTTCATCATTTTGCATTTTCTTAACTTTCTTTCTGAATTTAGACCTGTTGGTAGCTTCACTATTATTAGACCATTCTTCACCTTTCATTCTACGAACAATTGCTGCATGATTGATAAGGTCATTATCTAATAACTTGACAACTTTTTCATAATCGTTATCTTTAGCCGCTTCATCGTTAGATTTAGGCTTAACAGCATGCTGAATATGTGGGTTGGGAGCTTCAGATAGCCCAACACTTATTTCTCGCAATATTTTTTTAATCTTATTTTTTTCCATTATATTATAACTTTACACATCAAACTTATTACAGTTATACTATAAATATACTGAAAAGTAATAAAAAGACGTAAAATATTATATTAATTCTAGGTTTTCAGGTTCATTCCAGAAAGGTGGATATCCAAACTCTTTATATAATTTACCCTGACCATTATACCAATTGACCCCTATGTTATGTAGTGAACTACCCACACACTAAAAAGATGTGTGGGCTTCTTGCACAACGCATAGCCTAATGGCTCACGTTAGCGTACAAAGGGTTGTCCCTAACCCCGAAATTACTTATCACATTTGGCGTTCATCTCACAGGTCATTCTTATTTAAACATTTTTGGAAAGAACATACTTTTTGGTCAGATGGTTATTTCGTTTGCTCAATCGGTGAGGCTTCTCCTGATACCATTCGTGAGTATATCCTTTCACAAGGTTAGTCGCTTACATCCCACAGGCTAAAGACCTGTGGGTTTTACGCTCCCTTTTATAAAAATTAATTAAAATACAAAATTATTTTACTAAATTTAATTTTAATTTCTCCAAAGACTCATCTCTGATTTGTCTAACTCTCTCAGCTGTAATACCTAATAAGAAGCCTATTGTCTTAAGCGGTATAGGTTCTTGCCCATCCAAACCGTAGATTAATTTAACAACTTCACGCTCAATATCTTTATCTAAAAGATTTAAAATGGCGTTTTGACGTTTTTTAGTATCTTCTTCATCTAGATAGTGTGATGCATCAATGTTATTGGTTTCTTGAATAAGATTATACAAGGCTGTTGTTGAACCTTCATGACCCATTTCAGCATCTAAAGAGATTGTATGAGTATCAATTGAATCAAAATAAAATGCCACATCTTCTTCACAAAAAACACCATCTAATGCATGTACAACTTCATCATAACATGGTGACCTTTGTAATTTTTGTTCAAGAATATTAAATTCTTCTTTTATCTTGGTAATAACGTTAATTTTGTTATTTGGTAATCTAATTGTTTTACCATTTTCAGCAATAAAAGATAAAATATAACGTCTAATCCAGTATACTGCATATGATAAGAATTTAAAACCTCTTGATGGGTCAAATTTAGATGAAGCGATAACCAATCCTATATTACCCTCATTGATTAAATCTTCAAGTCTAAGCTGAGATTTTTCGTATTGTTTTGCAACACTTATAACAAATCTTAGGTTATGTTTTACTAATAATTCTTTAGCTTTTTCATTACCATTAAAGGCTAAGTAAGCTATCTCGTATTCTTCGTCATGTTTTAAAACTTTTATTTTTGCAAGTTCTTGGAAGTATGACTTCAAGGCATGAGAGTCACGATTTGTGATAGATTGTTTAATTTCGACTGATTTCATTATTTAATTAGGTTAAAATTTATAATTATTTAGTGTTTTACATGTTGGTGTCGTAATGATTTTCTTGTCTTTTTACGTGGTGTATTACTCCCCACGTTCAACTAAATGATGGTTAAATGTAATTTTTTGTGTTTTTCCCCATTCTAAAAATGCATCGGTATGTATTTTACGGTCATCAAAAAAAGTAATTTCTTTTAAATTTGGAAATTGTTTTTGTAATGAATTTAGATAGTTTATTTTAAATGATAATGTGTTATTAGCTCCGTTGTTAAATCTCTTATCACCAGTTAAAACAACGTCATCAAACTTAAAACCATGTTTCTTTAAAATAGCTTTAACTTGATTTGTTAATGGTGTGATTCTACCAGTGCATAATGCTACAAAAGTATCAGGTTGTGATTTGGCTTTATTAAATTCACTTTCCATATCATCAAAGGCGTTATTAGGGAAAATGTTTAAATCAAGTGACTCTCTTTTACTCCACCAACCTTTGTGTGGGAAGTCTTCACCAGTTTTCTCTTTCCATAATTTTTTACCCTCATCAGGCATCGTAGTGTCTATTAACGTACCGTCAAAATCGAAGACAGAGACTTTTGTAATCTTGGTTACATCCATACAATATAATAAATTTTTTTGTTAATTAAAGCAAATGTACGCTTTTTAGGTATATAAACCCCGTTTTTTGTGATTTATTTTTATACACACTCACAAGCTTTAGGAATTATATTAGGAATTTCTACATATTCTAACATACCTCTTTGGGTAAAATTTTGGATAAAATCATCCCAATCTTGACAGCACATAGTTGATATATCAGAAGGTAATTTTATTCCATTATCATTTATAATGTCATAATAATAATCACCATCATTGATACTTTCTAATAATTTTATCACTGATTTTCTATCACTTGGATATGCGGCCATGAAGTGTCCATCGCCATCAATACTAACTAATATTTGCATATTTTTAAAACGTTTTTTGTAAAATTCCCTATACTATAAATATCAAAAAAAGTGATAAAAGTCACCTAATTTTGATTGTTTTTCTCTATGATTATAGCTTAATATATAGACCTAATTTATCTCTAAAAGCTACACTAAATAAACTCATACTAATTCTTTTTTATAATAAACAGCTTTCAAAACTTCATTGAATAACTCTTCAACCGTTCCGTTGTTTTCTATTACTACATCACACCATGAATGGTCACCCATATTTACCTCGGACTCATGAGTTAAAGTATCAAATAACTTTTCGTCATCATTCTGTAGCATTGATGGTATGGCATATGGGTCATCAGGCATTTCACGAAATGCATACTCTGGAAATCTTAACCCAAATTTTCGTCTAACGCCAATCAATAAACCGCCTCTATCACTAACAGCTTTACCTTCATTTTCAGGAAATCTAACGTCAGTTATAATCCAGTTAGAGGTAGGTTCAGGTAATATTGGTTGAATTTCTTCTATTTCTTTACCTACATGCTTCCATTTCCTTCCTTTTTTTATATCTGTAATAGTTGTAGGTGATACATTAACTCTTCTTGCTATTTCAGTATTGGTATATTTTCCAGAAAATAACCAGTCTTTAATTTGTAAAACAATAGTATCTGTAAGTTTAGCATCTTTTTGCTTTTCTCCTATATTAGCTTTACCTACTTTATAATTATATCTTACATTATCTGCTTGTTTAACCCACTCAAGATTTTTATAAAAGTTATTTTCTTTATTGTAATCAATATGATTAATCACATAATCTTTACCTTCAGGTTGTTTCAAAAAATGTCTAGCCACTAAACTATGTACAGTGTAAGTAATTCCACTTAACGATACTGTTGCATATCCACCACTTAAAGTAGGTTTTAATAATTGTCCTTTTCTAGTGTGGTATTCTCCTTTATGATTACCATAAGTTATTTTTCTATCCAAACTTTTTACATTACCAAAAGAAGAGATTTGGTATAATCCTTCATAACTTTTAATATTTTTCCAAGTTTCAATATCTCCTGTGTAGTCAGAAAAAAGCGAGTTGCACCAAATATTTGGATGAATAATATTTCTACCACATTCAGTACCTAATAATTGAAGTAAAAGTCTAGGAGTTAATTTAATAAGAGGTAATTTCTTATTACTTTTATAAGGAGTATTATAAAGATAAATTCCAGTATTTCCTTTATAATACCACCAATCTTCACTTAATTCAGTATTCTTATAATCTCTATCTTCAAGTTGTTCCCTAGTACAACCTAAAATAAGGCATAGGCAATCTTTAAGTTTATCAGCGAATTTCTTTATTTGATATTTGGTATATAATGTAAATGTAAATGTAACTTGAAACTCTTGAAAGCCTTCAAATGTTGGTTCAGCAATTTCATCACCAATATATTGAATCATCTGCCCTACAAGGTCTTTACCAGCTTTAATGCCCCCACTAACACCAATTAAATTATTCATTTTTTTCTTTTTAAATTTCGATGTCATTTCTTCATTTTTAAACGCTTCCATCTTTTTAAGAAACCTTATATTAGCTTCAAGATTACCTTCCATCAATTCACATATCCTAACGTGATATGGTTTAATGAATTCAGGTATTATCTCTTTCTTAAGCTGTCTAAGTCTTGCTTCAGATTCAGGAATAGATTTTCTAAGTTGCTTAATAATTGGGTCTGTAAAACTACTCACCTTTTTTATATTCTTGTGGGAATCTATCATCACCCCATAAATAAGGTTTGTTTAAACATTCCTTCATTTTTAATACGCTACTTCAACTCTTTTTTTGTATTTCCAGAAATATCAACTGAGTTTTCTGTATAACTATGGGGGTTACTTTTGTCATCACTATAAACTTCATGAATAGCCAACCAAGTTTCCACTTCACCATCAGCATGTTTATGTTCTGTGACCAACACTCTAAAATTCCACGTAATCTTCATTATTTTAATTTAATTAAATCTAAAATGGCTAATTCCATAAGGGTTTTAGCAAGTTCTTTATTCTTATATTGTGATTTACTAGAGTTTATAGTTATCTTAATTCCTAAGTCTTTATGTTCAACAACTGTAGGGTAATACTGCATGCCAGCTACTTGACCACCTACACGCTCTTTTGGTACGTCTAAGTATATCTCACATTGCGACATTAATAATTCTAATTCATCCATTATAATCTTATCTGTGAATACTTCCACTGTTATTAATATTAATTATTGCATTTGCTATTTCATTTGCCACTGAAATGACGGTCAATTTACCACCCATATTATATATTTCTTCTTCTTGTTCTAATGAATTTGAACAAATAAATTCATCAATAATAGAACTTTCAATCATCTCATAAGCATTACCACTCATAACCGCATGCGTTACCAACACTCTAACGGTTAATGCCCCAGCGGCTAATAATGCATTGGCTCCTTTAACCAATGTATTACCAGTATCACACATATCATCTATTACCAAAACATCTTTACCTTCAACATTACCCAACACTTCCATACTATCAACATTGTTAGCTTCCGACCTAGTTTTATCTATTGATACGAATGATAATTTAATACTTTCATTACGCTTATATATAAGGTCTCTTATCATTTTAACACGTTTTAATCCACCAGCGTCAGGTGAGCATAAAACGGTCTTAGAAGAGCTTGTTTTAACTATATAATCATGGAATAGATATTTACCTCTTAAATGAATTACGGGTATTCTAAAAAACCCTTCAATTTGGTCTGAATGCAAGTCTAATGTAATAATAGACGTTGCCCCTCTACCTTCAATCATTTCAACCATAACTCTAGCACCAATTGGGCCTCTTCGTTGGTCACGTTTATCTTGTCTAGCATAAGGAAAATAAGGTATTATGGGTATTATTTCAGCAGCACTAGCTCGTTTAAGGGCATCTATTGCTAACATTAGTTGCATGATTTTTAATGATGAATTTGGTGATGTAAGAAGATACACTCTTTTACCTCTAACACTTGTTTTAAAATGTGGGCATGTTTCACCATCTTTAAAGATTGGAATTGCAACTTCACCCAAAACAATTGCGTGCCAACTGGAATCAATTATTCCATTGAATAAACTATTAGTTTCATTTAGATTAAATATTACTGATTCCATTTATATCTTTTTCCAGTTTTTAAGATTATATTTTGTGCGATAAACTCCAGCTTCAAATTTCTGTACATAACAGCAAATTTCTAACGCTTTTGGTAATGTATACCATACACGTTTTATGATTTCTTTTTGTTCATCAGTGTATTGTGGTCCATATGGGCTTAATGGGTCAAAATCATCTTCTGGTTTACCAAATAACATAATACCAATGTCTTCAATAATGTGAAAACCACCAAAAGGTGTTTCAGCACCTTCTTCGATAAAGCTTGATATTTTATTACTGTCTTTGATTATTTCCCAACCCAAATGCTTAATTAAAATTAAGTGATACTCTTCTATTTCAAATTTTACTAATACCATTATATTAATCTTGTTTTTTCTATGTATTCTATTTTAAAAAAGCAACCTTGACCTTGATAAAGGCTCATTTCATAGTTTCTAAATTGATAACGAGCTGTTTGAAACATATCTTCACTCTCTAATTCAGTTCCATATTCTTGAAAAAAATCAAACACTACGCCCATCAACGTACTACTACCATCAATCCCACGATAATATAATCTATCCTGAATCTTTTCTTCCCATTTACAATATCTAACTACTAAACTATGTAAACACTCATTAGTTAATGTTTGAACGTATTTATTAAGATTTTTAACTCTCTTTTTTTGTCGTTTATCAGCACGAGCAAGCCTACCGAAATATTCTTCAGTTGCCTTTTTACCCTCTTCACTTTCAAGTATGGCTTTTAACTTATCTACCATTTCACTCATAACTAATTTTATTTAATGCAAATATACACAATTTTTTCTAATTAACCAAGTAATTAAAGACCATTATTATATTTCTTATTAAACCAATCTAATTTTACAATATCGACTTTACAATTTGGTGCTCTCATTTTACCATCAGATAAGAACATTTTAATAGCCCTATCTTTAGTTATAATATTATTACTTTTATCGTATTTAGTTGGTGACCACCCTAAACGTAATATAAAACTTATTTTTCATCACTATTAAGTTTTATGAATTCTTTCAATTTATTATCAACAAATTTTGACTTATTAATTGCTAATGAATCAGCTAATTCACAGAAGTTATTATAAATTTCTTCATCTAATGTAAATGTTTTTTTAATTTTTTTTCTTTTCATAATTGTAATACTTATACATATAAATATTACAATTTATTAGAAAAGTCAAGAATCTTTATATTTTTCCTTAAAATAATCGTAAATAAGCTTCCATTTTGTTGGGTCAAAACCGCTTTTATCTTCAAATAAGATATTCATGTATGGCTTCTTATCATAATTTCCATACCCACTTGTTTGAACATCAGGGTTTTCATTCACATATTTGAAGATTATTCCATCTTCTTTGAACTTTGCTTGATATTCAATAATCTCATCTTCATGTGAACATGTGTAGATATTTAAATCTAAATCACTCTGTTTACTAAGTAATTGAAGTGTTTCTTTAGCGTAAGGATAATAAACAAGGTCAGTATTTCCGACAGCCCTATTAGGTTTTATGATAGTCCCATGCAAATCAAACATCAAGAATATTCTATCCCAACCTCTATCACGCATATTTTGATATTCACGCTCAATTGATTTAATGATATCAGGTGTTTTTGTAATCCAGAAAGTATTTAACCATAAAGTTAAAAACATAATGGTTGTTATCATAAAAAATATTGTCATAGCTTATTATTTAAAGTATTTTTTTAATGAATTTAATTTTTTCTGCTAGATACCATACACCACCTTGATTTTCGGGGCGTTTCATTTCAGTAAACCCATCGATTTCCAATTCAACCCAAATTCGATTTTCACCAGTTTTAAGTTGCGTTTTCAAATGTGGTGCTGACATCTTAGCTGTACAATGAAAAAATGGTCTTTCCGCAAAACCGTTTGTTGGATGGTTTTGCGCCTCATACCAAATCCCAAAATCATATCGCTCTTGCTTGTTGATGAATAAGGAAGTGATTTCGCCATTTTTCAATTCTCGTACTAATTTATACGCTTTCATTATATGCTCATGATAATTCGTCTCTAACTATTGTACTTAACACCCTACCATCGTATGTCCCATCATATTTACTTTTGAAATGAGCCATAATAAGCCCCATACCACTCATTGATTCGATATCATCTTTGTTGATAACTTCTTTAACCAAATATCTCATTTGAGATTCAGTTATTTGTTGGGGTAAATATTTTTCCAACACTTCAACTTCAGCATCATTACCACCGTTTTCTTTGATATTTTCAATCATTTTTTTAACTGTTCTAATTACATCAGCATCTTCAGTTAAGAAACCTCTTTGTAATTCACCTCGTAATACTCGTAACACATCTCTTTTAAGTGTATCACCTTCTTTCATGGCTTGTACCATGTCTTTTTTAATTTGTTCTACCATTTTAATTTATATTTGTTTTCAGTCCCATCAGCCTTACTATATCTAAAATCTTTTGCTTCTACAGTAATCGCATCTTTAGTAGATAACGTTTGTACATATTTCTTACCAGTTCCAGCTTTAACATATGCTATCGTTGCATGTGGATAATAATCGGGGTAATCGCTTGTATGAGGTAATTTTACAAATTTAGTATTCATATCACTTAACTTACCTTTACTAACCCCAGTGATATCGAATTTAACAACGTCATATTTATCATTATTCTCGAAGATTGAAATCTTTTTCAATATCAATTCCGTTGGTTTAAGTCCATCAACCAATTCTTCAATTTTAGAATCTGGAACATCCGCATGCAAACCATATAATACGGTTACATGTGGGTCATTTTCACGGCCATATGTCTGGTCACCTTCTTCTTCATAAAGGTCCTCATCAGCTATTAATGATTGAATCCTATCCCAATCACTTTTCTTTATATTAAAATAAAGCATAACACACCCATAATCATAAGTGTCACCTTTCTTTTCTAATAAACCTCTTCTTAATTCTTCTTTAATTTTATATTTCATTACCAATTGTTTTTATTATGTTCATCATCAGGATATAAATCGGGTACGTTATCTGACTGCCAATATTCGTTGGTATCAATATCCATTATAGTTAATTTACCACCCCCACCAGCACCAGTATCAACATTCCAAATCTTATCAGCTTTTATAGGTTCAGTACCTCTTACCGCTGTATGTCCAATGAATATTTGGTTGAATTGTTCAGGATAAATCAACATCATTCCTGAATCTTTAATCTCTAACGCTCTTTTCCATAAATGTCTATCCCACATGAATATGTAAGGTAAAGTTTGTTTTATCGGAATACCTAGATTAAACCCACCATGAACAAATAAATTATTAAGGTGGTCTTTATAATAATTGTTTTGTTTTCTGAAGAAAGCTTTATGACTATCTGGTACATCACCTGAATTAAAATTCAAAATATATCCATTATCTCTAAAAAATTCATCATCTTTACTTGGTAACTTTTGAATCAATAATTCAATCCCAGCAGCTTTTGCGTATGATTTAGCTGTAGATAAAGCACCCATCCCCCATCGTTCTGAATGAACGGTAGTGTCTAAAAACTCTTGAAACCAAAAGTCATGATTCCCACGAATATCAATTCTATTCTTAATCTTAAGCAACTCTTCAACCACCATGAATGAATCGCCCCATCCATCAACAATATCACCAATGGTTATAAGCTCATCATTATCATAGTCAAATCCACAACGTTCTAAAACTTGTAAAAGTGCTAAATATGCGCCATGTATGTCGCCCAAGATGAAGCGTCGCCCCTTTTTATTTGTATTTTTTATTTCTAAATTATCTTTAATTTTATTAATTTTTAAAATTCCAAATATAACCTTTATATTTTTTATTTTATTTCTACAACGCTCAGATATAGCACTTATACACCCATATATTTTATATATTTCAAACATTAATCCCACATTTTTTGAATGTTATGTTCCACTAATTCCCATAAAAGTTTATGCGCTCTAAGTTGTTTTTCATGGCTTTCTTTTAACAACCTTAATCTAGTTTCATTAATCTCTTTAATCCGCTCAGGGGTTTCAGTTAATTCATATGAATATTTCAACTCACTATAACCTTGATTGTCTTCACATGGAATAAATTTATGCTTTAATATATCTTCACCATATAGTTCAATTAGTTTATCATAATATTCACCTCCATATTCTTCATCATAAACTTTATCCATTAAATTAATTATCATCTGTAAACGTTTATGATTATCTTTAGCTGATAAAGTCATTGCTTTATCTGAATTTAAATAATCTGAAGTTTTTTGTAATTGAAATTTAAATACATCAATGGCATATCTATAATCAAAATCGAATTGATTCCAAATGATAGGTAACCATCTAAATACGTTACGTATTTGCCAAAATTTTCTTTTAAACCAATATTTAATATCACCCATTAATCTTTTTTTAATATATTTTCTAAAAATAATTTAATTTGTTCTAATTTTTTGATATCACTCAAATTTTCAGGGAAAATCACTATTCCCTTATTCAAACCATCAAAATTATTCGTTCCAAACTTTAAATCACCATTTTCTGTTTCTTCTATTATCATTCTCCTAGTTTATAAATTTTAGTACCATTTAAGGTTTTTGTCCCTTCTAACAGTTTAAATACTTCTAGTTCAAATATATCTGATTTAAGTACAATGTGTTCAAAATTAGCGTCTATTATAGTAGGAAATACACCCTTTAATGTACCAACATGAAGTTTTTTATAAAAAATCTTACAATCAATTTTATATGAAGACGCTATTGGTTTTGAATTATGATATTCTGTATTAACCAAACGGTCATTAAGATATAGAATCAAATCTTCATCGGCATTTTCAATAACAACTTTATAATTATTTGGGTTACGATTTAATGATTCATCATATTCAGGTAATAATATTTCAGCCTCATACCTAATATCGTTAATTTCAATTTCAATTATTTTTTTATACATTATTCTTTAACTTTTATATATTTTGGTGGAACTTCATCCACTAACCAAACACCATTCTTTGATTGAAAGAACTTGAATTTATCAGCATACATAGCACCACTATTAACAACCAATATGATTGCCTCACCTCTTCTACTACCAACTTTAGTCGCAGTAGATAAATCATGGCTTAAATTGACTGCATGGCGATTCATTTTCTTTAGACCATCTTTTTTGATTGCATCCAGAAATTTAGATACAGTTCCATGGTATAACTCCATTGGTGGTCGTTGAGCTTTAAGTTGTAAATCAACCTTTACACTATGACCTTGAGCCGCTCTAATTTTGGTTTCATCTTCGTTAAATTCGAAACGTTTTTTATCATTAAAATAAACAATTTCCTTTAATTCCATTAAAGGAATCTCTTTATTATGCTGTTTTAATTTAGCTAATAATTCATCAACCTCAACCCATCCATTTTTATCCAATTTTATTTTAATGGTTTCAGGTTTATGTCTTAAAACCAAACTTAAAAATTTACTATTATTTTTCATTTTTTAATTTATTAATATAGATATGAATCAAACAATGGTGAATATCTATAATTATTACGTCTTAACCAACTAGTAACTTTATCCCTTCCAACTTTACCATCTTCAAAGTAACATGAAGTCTCTAAATAAACTACTATTTCAGCGGGTATTAAGAAATTTATCATGCGGTTATTTGAATTTTCACTTCTTCTAGTAGAAATTTTAACTTTACCTTCACTTATCAATTTTGGAAATTTATAACGTAATTGTTTTAATTTTACATCTCTATCCATCTTTCAGTAATTATTCTACTTTAAACTTTATAATATTTAACTCTAAAATTCTACCTAACCCCATTGAAGATGTTGCTGAATTCTCAATATGTTCAATTCTTTTATTTATAAACTCATAAAGTTCTTTCATCATATACTTCTTTGCAACGTTCTCGGTTTAAATATTCACTATTCAAACACCTTTCTTTAAAATCAGTAATATCCATTATTTGAATGAATACTTCTTCCAAATCAATATCATGTTCAGAAAACATTTCAATACTTTCATTAGCTAAATCAAAATCATCAGTATGATATACAACTAACGCTAAAAATTCTTCAGGATAGTGCCACATTTGGGTTAAACCATGTAGTATGGTCTGCAATCTAGGGTCATTTTCTATTTTTTCTAATGGATTCATTAATATATTTTATGTTTAATAAAAAAGCATCTTTTAAAGAATTCGGGAATTTTGATTTACCTAACCAAATTTCATCATAAGCTTGTTTCATCTGTGCGGCACATATTTCAGGTGATACATTACCCACACCAGTTCCTAAACCACTAATTGTAACTTTATTAATTCTAGTTTCACCTTTTAATTGACTAAAAATAGCTTTGGCCGCTAAATAGACATTAACTGTATTCTCAATATTCATGGAGACTCTCATTGTTGGTGCTGAAATACAAAATGGTATTTCTTTGTTTTCAGTTGGAACCATTATTGCTTGACCAACCAATAATTCTTTTATATCAGTTTCTTTAATTCGGTCTTGAATATTTTTCTCAACTTGTGAACCTAAACGTTTAGTAATCACACCATCTAAGCCGCCATCCATAAACCCAAATGAATTTGCTGGTGATACTATGCAGTCAGTTTCTGGTGTGAAAAAGTCGCCACAAAATGTAATAACATCGTCACAATCCACGAATTCTTTTGCCCATGCATCGCACATTTCTTTATTTCTATCTACTAATTGTATTATCATAATTTATATTTTGTGTTGCAAATATACTAAATTTATTTGAAAATAATAAATTTTTACCACTCAAAATCATCCCAACACCAAATCGGTCCATTTTCTATGTAACCGCCAGAAACGTTATATGTAAAATATTCATATGCTTCTTCATACGACATTTCATCTCGTTCCATTAATATTGCAATACATTTACTTACAGAGTATATTAATCTTGGGTCTGTAAAATCAGTTGCAATACCAATAACAGCTTTATCAAAACCATCAGCTATGAAGATTTACTCATCTTCATAATTTTCTAAAATTTGTTCTAACATAATTATTTTTTTATTTGTTTATTATACCATTTAATGAAATTAAGTACCGCCTGATATGTTGCTTCTAACTTTGTACTTAATACAACATTATTAAAATATATTGGTGGATTAGCAATTGGTTTATCAAGCCTTAATTTAGTACCTTGAATGGTACACCCGTTAGCACCAATATATACAGCGAAATAGCCATGATGCTCATCTTTGATTGATTCGATTTTTTCAACCACCAACATTAATTTATCCCATTTTTCATGATATCTTAATTGACTAGCATGATATGGGTCACCATCAATTTCATATCCATTGTAATCGGGGTGTTTGGAATAACCCATAAATTCAGCAATTAGTTCATTTATTTTTTCTGTTTTCATCCCTTTTTTCCATTATTAATTTACCTAAATTGTTTTCACCTATACCAGTTTTGATAACAACACCCCAAAAAGTATCATTCCACCAGTTGCCTTCTTGAATATACATGTTACCCGTTTCATCCAATTGGGTTTTATATGGTTCTTGAGAAAACTTCTGGTTAATACATTCTCTCATTACATCAAGTTTGAAATCATGCCAACCCTCAATTAAGAAGATACCTTTACTTTCAGCTTTTATTTGTCTTGCTGATATTTGACCATCGGCACATCTAGATTTCCATTCCATATTATGCGATTTGGCCGACATATAAGCGTGTTCGACTGATGGATATTCAATTCCATCATACATTATTTTAACTGGTGTCATGTTGCTTAACCAAGCATATTGACCTTTAAACGATTCTATCATGACGCAATTATACTATAAAAAAATGAATAAACAAATTTTTTACCTATAAATCACTAAAAGTATCTTCGTCTGTATCATATTCAAATTCACAACATGGGTATTCTCTACCCTTACTATCTAATGGAGTCCATTCAACGTCTTTCTCAAGCCACTTCCAATCTTTACCTTCAACCCCATCTTTGTCGGTTGGTGCACTTTCCCATTTATTAAATAAATGGTGTGAATTACAAGAGCAACCTCTTGGAACACAATCATCACATGAAAAATCATTATCACTATCACTATAACCTGGCATGTATAACCATTTCGCTGGCTTACCGCAATCACAATATTTCTTACCCATTTATAAAATCTTCTATACAATTATTAGTGAACTACCCACCCACGCCAGAGGCGATGGGTTGGGCTTCGGGGGTCACAGACTCACCTAATGGTAACGCCTCATCCCGTTTTTGTTTATACTCCGATTGCATCCCAAAACCAGAGTTAATAAAAATATACGACTTTATTTTTAAAATTCAAATCTTTTGGTTGCTTACATCCCATTCACGCTAAAGCGATGAATGGGTTTTACGCTCCTTTATAAAGCTTTTAAGATACAAATAATTGAAAGTACCTTTATTAAGTACTCTATCACTTATCTTACTGACTAGTTCTTCTTTATTTTCCCAAATTCGTTTTGCTATCTCACCATCCAATGCTGTAGGTAGGTCAATTTCCTTCCTTAAGATACCCCGTATTTCTTCATAAGCATCAATATAATGGGTTGCCCTCATTATATTATCTTTATTCATTGAAGCCCATTTATAGTGCTCATTTCGTTTCATGTGATTTTCGAATGAGGTCCAAAATTCATTCATTTTAAATTGAACTCTTTTGTTAACTTCAGCTTCTATTAATGCATCATTCATAATTATAATTTATTTAAATTAAAAAATAAGTGCATGTCGTACCCACGGTTCTGTTTTAATTATACATTTACCTATTTGCCCCAACCCGATTATCATAGGTCTGCCTCTCACCTAAATCTATTTGGGTTGCATCCTCGGTAGTGCAAACGAGTAATAAAGGCATTTACCAACGAAGTCTTTGGTATCTTTCCTATTTTATGACTTCTCCTTTATTAAACTCTCCTACCTCTAGCAGTGATGCCGTGAAGTTCCTCACCGTAGTGCGTATAAACCTCTGACTTATTTTTACAATTATACTATAAAACTTTGATATAAACAAATTAAACCTTTAATTTATCATATTCATGCCTAACTTTATCTATCTCAAGTTTTAATTTATTATATTTTTTATTTAATTCTAATTTCTTTGATAATTCATCTTCATATCTTTGTATAATCTCATCATCTGCCAACTCAACGTTAAATCCTGAAAATTCATAACCATTATGGTCAGTATGATGTTCTATAGCTATATGTGTCGCACCTTTCTTTTTATACTTCTTCAATAGCTTTTCTAAATCACTAATTTTAAGTGGTGTTGTATCAACATAGTATCGTACTTTCTTTCTAATTGAATCATTTTTAATTGAATCTATAATGTATATTTCATCATTTTCATAATCATACCCAAAACTATCCTGTAGTTCAAAATCCAATTCACTTAATTCATCAACACCAACTAAGTCTTTCCTAATATATATTTTTCTACCTTTGTTATTCATTACTTATTTTTTAAAAGTTCATTTTGTTCTTTAATTTCTTTTGAATTATCCATCTATTAATTTATTAAGTTCGACTTCCGTTAATTTTATTTTAGTTGTTGATTTTATTTCATTTTTCCTTTTATGTTCAGGTACATAATACTCATATGGGTTAGGTCCCCATTGTTCAACCTTCTTTTTTTGTTCAATAATTAAAGGTATCATATCAATCCAATTCTTTGTGTGCGTATAATATCTCCATCTACCTTCTATCTTATGCCATTTGCTGTGGCCAACTGGAAAATCACTTCTAACATTCCATCGGTAGCTATATTGAGCTCTACCTTTATGGTCACCAAATCTAACTGAACCTATTCTACTATCACTAAAACGTATATAAGCACTACCAGTGGTGGCCGCATGCCATAAATAACATTCAACCCCTTCCGCTTTTAAACGTTTAATTACTCTTTCAGCTAATTTCTTAAAATTCATCATCAGCTAATTTCTTAAAATTCATCATCAGTTAATGGAACAAATAGTATCTATTCCAAATATCTTTACCGCTCATAATTTCCTTTATCTTGGCATTGTATCTTTCAACAACATCTGGATGTTCTTTCGGAAGTTTTAACTCTTTAGTTATTTCTTTCATAATACCGTCCTTAACCTTTTGATTTTTACTTCTATGACATTTTTGACCTTCCTTTTGTGCATTAGATAACATCTTTCGATATTTTTTGTGACTCCGCACTTCTTCCTCAGTCATTCCATTTTCAGACATAAGCCTACGAAGTAACTTACTTTCGTCTTTGTTCATTATATGAACACCTTCAGGAGCATTTTTATTCTTGCTACCAAATTCTTGCCCAAACCAATATTCGTCACAATCATCCCAATAACTCATAATTCTATATTTTATATTAGAATACAAAGATATGAAAAATATTTTAATTACACAAATAAAACTATGATTTTCTTTTAATCTACACTTTAACGATATTATAGGTAGAATGTCGAAATACTTTGATAATTGGGTTATTTGTTGTATCTTTGTAAGATTAACTCAAAAATAAAAATTATGAATTGGACATTTAAGAGTAAATTGGAAGATAATGAAGAAGCTAAAGAAACAATTGAAATTGTTAATAAGTTATTAGATAGAACTGATGTTGAAAGAATGATTTCACCTAAATCAGATGAATACTTTCTAATAGATAGGGTAAATGAATACTGTATGGTTATTGGCCATGATAAAATAATATTGGCTAACCATAAATTTAGTACTACTGTGGAATTAGGTTTATCATTTACGGAAAAGGTTAAAAGTATCGTAAGAGATAGACTTGAAGATGAACGACAAGCCTTAAAAGAAACCTTATTTGAGAATAAGATTGATTTACTTAAACGAATTAAAGATTCAATTTAAATGTTGTATTTTTGTGCGGAATGTCGGATTCGAACCGACAGCTCAACCTTGGAAGGGTCACATGTTAGCCATTGGACACCAATCCCGCAAGTCGGTGTCTCAACTACCTTTCACACCTAGCAGTTCACTAAGGAGTGTTGAGTCAGCTCTCAACAATATATTACTTATACAGTTGCTGGGGTTGTTTTACCTCATATTTCTTTCAACCAATTACCCTTATGAAGCAATTGGAATTTTAATTTACGTAAAGACTTATCTCTAATCAAAGCAATTCTTGCTTTGCTAAGTTCTAACATATTTGATACTTCTTTGATACTTACTGGTTCTCTACCATCTAAGCCATATAATAATATTAATATGGTTTTCTCTTCATCATTTAACCTACTAAGTAATACTTCAGTTCTAATGTCAGAATCACCTAACTTAACTAAGTCATTTGAATCGAAATCATTTGAATCTTTTAACAAATCTAATAACGTTATAGAATCATCATCTTCTCCTAAAGGTGCGTCTAATGATTGTACCTTATTACTTAAATTATCAATAAAAAACTCTATTTCAGAATCACTAAACTCATTACCTAAATGGTCTACCAATTCATTGTAAGCTGGAGTTCTTTCTAACTTTTGCTCCAACAAGGTATATTCTTTTTTCATTTTAAATGATTTAATATATTTACCAAGTGGTGGTCTAACAATTTTACTGTTTGCTTGTATGTGTGCTATTATTGTTTGTCTAATCCACCATACAGCATATGATATAAATTTAAAACCTCTTGATGGGTCAAACTTTTCTGACGCTTTAAGCAACCCTATATTACCCTCATTGATTAAATCTTCAAATTTAATCCCATATATTTGATATTGTTTTGCAACACTTATTACAAATCTTAGGTTATGTTTTACTAATAATTCTTTAGATTTTTCATCACCATCAAACGCTTTTACCGCAATTTCATACTCTTCTTCAGGTGTTAAAATCTTAATTGATTGAATGTCATTGAAGTACATTTGTAATGAAGGTGAACTTCTATCTGTTATCGATGGTGTTACCACTAATTCTCTCATATCTTATTTTTAATTTACTACAAAGATACGAAATATTAATGTAATAACCAAATCATACCTTATAATTTAACAACTTTGGTCACAATATCTTGTACCACAAGTTTCACAATCCAAATGGCTCGGAGCACCCACTCGTACACGATACGAGACCCTTGAAATACCAATCCAAAATTCTAACCACTTAAACTATGGGTGCATTCGGTAATTAACGGTAACGTTTTGTGATTTTCTATAAAATCAATCCATTGTAAACCAATTAATTACACTTTTTATACCACCTTAACGGTAACATCTGGTAATTTTTGTGACCCCGACAGGATTCGAACCTGTGACATTTCCGTTAAAAGCGGAAAGCTCTAAGGATTTCTCCAAACCAACTGAGCTACGGGGCCATTAACCTATTTTTTAAAGATGTTAGGTTAAAACATCTCCCTCTTTATCTTTATTTCATTTTGCGACCTAATCTTTTATATATAATATATCAAAAAGTACAAAAGTTCCAAAGTTACTCCACTAGGGCTCGAACCTAGACTCTTCTGGCTCAAAACCAGACGTGTTAACCAATTACACCATGGGGCAATATTTACTAATATTCCATATCGTAATATGCGATATGTCACAATTCATAATGTATCTGACTTAAGGTAATTAATCTTATCACCAGATTGTAGCCTGACCTCTCCACGAAGCTGAAGCTAGACATCAATAATTGCTTTCTACATGTATAGTTGGGAAGGAGGGATTCGAACCCCCGAAGCCTAAGCACCTGATTTACAGTCAGGCCGTTTTGACCGCTTACCTACTTCCCAATTTTAAAGAGGACGACACCAAAACCGCTAAGTTCAGGTTTGTTATAAACATACCCAATATGCCCTGTCATCTTACTTGTCACTTTAACTATACTCGCTATAACTGGCTCGATAGTCTACTCACCAAATAATATCCTCTTTTTGTGGGGCACCATGTCGGAATCGAACCGACCAGCCTTCTGGGTTACAAATCCAGTACCTTCTCCTATTCAGTCTATGGTGCATATCATCCAGTGTTAAGTGCTTTATATGTTGGTATGCGATATAGGCAAATGATAATTTTGGTTCAGTTCAGACTATCAACTGAACTTTGTGACCCCCACGGGCTTCGAACCCGTAACCCTCTCCTTAAAAGGGAGATGCCCGTCCACTTGAGCTTCGAGGTCATTATAAGAGACAAGACATTGTTAACCATGCTACCACGTATTTCTTAGGTTCACTATTCTCTTATTTCATTTTACGACCTAATCTAAATCCTTCTGGAATCTAGACGATGCCCCAATAAATCTAATTTTATGCTAGGATACGTTTCTCCTTCTATGAATTAGTAACAGTCTGGTCGTCGGGAAAGTCGGAATCGAACCGACCATACTGAAGCTTCCAAGGCCCCGTAGCCTTTTTTCATTCTACCTTGGTCATTTCCCGTTTTTTAATATATTCTTTTAATTTATACATAAGTAAAGATTTTGAACCAAAATCCAAAAAATTTTCATGTCTAAGGGGTGGGATTCGAACCCACGATGTTATTTCTAACTCTTGCACCCAAGGCAAGCGAGTCTAGCCATCTGCTCTAACCCCTAGATAAAAATACAATATTTCAAAGAACTCCAATTTTATAGATTTGGAAACTATTAAACGCAAAAAACCCAGTTGAAATTGTTTTATCAACTGGGTTTTTATATATTGTTTATATAACTATATTCTACATTAGAATTCTGTTATGTCACTACAACGTATACTCAGTTGACCTTGGGACTTCCCGCCCTTCGGTTGATACTGTTTCGTATATGTTGTATAATTTCTCATTATTTCTTATTTTGGGATTTACCCTTGTTATTAATATATAGTGCAAATATAGTAAATGTTTTAATATAAAACAAGTTTTTTTGCAATTATTTTTAAATTATTTTTTAACTACTTGATTATCAGTCTTATATTTTTTTTATATAATTCATCAATTTCTAAATTTTCACTGATACGATATACTTCAGTATATAATAATTCAACATTATATTTAGTTTTCGCCTTATAAGTTACTTGAACGACAATATCATTTTTATCAAAAGCATCCATTAAAGCTAACTCAGTTGGAATGTATGATAATTCATTCTCACATTTATATTTAGTTCTAATCATCACTCTAGGGACTGTGAACTACCCATCCACACTTCGTGATGGATGGGCTTCAAGTTTCATTGACTTGCCCAACGACAACGCCTCCACTTGTTTTTGTTTATTGTCCGAAATGCGTCCCACATTCAGACATGAAAATTCTTTTCATTTGCTTTCCATGATTTTATGGAAGTGGCAACATTCACAATTGCATTTTCAGCTTGGTTACAGATACCAACTCAATGCTGGTCTGGCTACACTCCCCATTTAGTGGTACAAGATGGACTCAAACCACCAACCTTGCCTACTTCAACCGTTTATCGGATGTTTCAACACGCTCTATCAATTGAGCTACTGCGCCTTTCAAAATGAATATGTGTGGTAGGCAACTCATATCGTCATGTATTCACATATTCATTTTATAGTCGGAATGGTAGATTTGATACTACATTACCTTCCAGCAATAGGAAGTGTCTTCAAATTAGACGATATCTCCGTTAAAGGCTTGAGTGTTGGGCCCTTGTAATACCTTTTGCTTTCGGTTTCCCTATTTCACACACCTCATGTTTCCACTTGGTAGGCATCATTAAGACAGTCTTGGAGTGACTGCAAACTCTTTTACCACAGATTGATATAAACCAATTTCACTACCTAGCTCCCTTGCGAGGATGAGAAGGTGCGACCCTCCTACTAACGATACCTAGTCTCCGTTTCAGCGTTACCCTTGTGAGGTTAATAACTGCCCACATATTTCAGTGGGATAACTTAATTTTGTATCCGTGACCGCTAGAACTTTTACTTATCTTTGCTTTTTTAACATAAAAGTGGTTGGGCTATCGCCCCACCTAATTGATTAGCGATGCTCTCTCTTACAGGATGTGTCTAGCAGTTGACAAACGTGCTGGCTTTTGACCAGTTTAGTTTACGACACCCCGTTGCAGTGTTTTACCACCACATCATTTCTTCATTACTTAGATTTACAAATTAACTTAACTTAATATAACGCTTGGTTTCCCAAGATTATAATGAAGCATCATTATTAAACATTCCATAACAAATCATGATGAAATCAGCCTATCCGCTTTTTACACGTTTCAACCGAAATCTACTAACCGCCTATTGATATTTCTATCTCAACTCCCCGAAGCTAGGGAGTGAACTCGTTAATCTCAGCCATTCAGCCATTGACCCTTGTTCGTAGTTAATATGCTTACACAGATTGTTGACCCGAAAGCCCTCAACGCAATGCCTTGTTTGGACATCACTTTATACCTATCACTAGGTTTATCTTTTCCCGAAGGAAGGAGCATAAGCACCCCATTATTTTCAATATTTTAATGAACGTATTTTAATTCTTGTGCAAATATACAACTTATTTTTTAATTAAACAAGTTTTTTGCGATTTTTTTTAAAAAAGTTTTAAGAGCCTCACTTAAAGTTGTTTTATAATGATTTCGCCTCATTATAACTTTCCTATTTTTACTCTGCAAATGTACATAATATATATTTAAAAAACAAGTAAAATAACAAAAAATTTTAAACTTTTTTTAACTACTTGATTTTCAGCATTTAAAAAATAAAAAGGGCTTGAAGTTTCTCTCTTCGGCTGGTGAACCAGGTGATTTGGATAGCCCCTTTTAAAAATGATTGGTATCTATATTCGTTTAACATGATAGCTAAATCCCTATCTAGATACCAATTCATACGTTTGGTATCTACATGTGCAAGAAATTTATTTTCCATGGAAAACATTTTATGGTTCCCATATGGAAGTTTTTTAGAATTGTCATAGTTGTCATAATATTATTATTTTAAAGATTAATATACGCTTTTAAACCACCATAAACATTGAGTCTCCATTCCCAAGGTCTGTAAGAACCAGAGGGGTCATCATATTTGGCGGCCAAATCCCCTCGTTGCATTAATGTTGTTTTTAAATTAAGACTTAACCACTTGGTTAAGAATATAGCAAAATCATCAGTGATTTCAAGACTTATATAACTTAAGTTATCTTCAGGGAAATTTCTTATAATAACCCCAGCACCACCATAAATTGCGTTATCAAAATAACCTAAATTAAAAGGCAATTTATTATTTCTAAAATTGTAACCCCCTTGAAGGCCATAACGAGTGAAATTGAATTCATATAAATCAGCATACTCAAAAGTCAAACCAATTACAAGACTACCAGTTCCATCATAATCACCTTCCATCATAAATTCAAATCTCACATCTGGAGTAAAAGGTTCATTACCATAATCATCTATAGTCATTGCTAACTTAATATCTTGATAAAGACTAAAAGATAGCCTAGGGTCTTCTCCAGCAACTTGCGCTGAAGATATACTAAATGTTAATAAAACGATTATATATAGTAATACTTTTTTCATAATGATTGGTTTTAATTGTGTAATTATACATAATTAAAACAAAAAAAACAAATTTATTTATAAAAATTCAATAGCTAATGTTAGGGTTGGCGTCCAATCACCGCTATAATCATCATCTACATCATAATAATGTGTGTAACCTACATGTGAACTACCCACCCACGCCAGAGCCGATGGGTTGGGCTTCAAGTTTCATTGACTCGACCAATGTCAACGCCTCCACTTGTTTTTGTTTATACTCCGATTGCATCCCAAAACCAGAGTTAATACAAATATACGACTTTATTTTTAAAAGTCAAATCTTTTTGTTGCTTACAACCCATTCACGCTAAAGCGATGAATGGGTTTTACGCTCCTTTATAAATTACTTGTTGGGCTTAAAGCTTGTCTAAAACTAATTGGTACACCAAGGCCATTAACTTGCCGAATAATCCTTTTGATTTTGTCATTTTAAAATTTTTAATGTTATTGATGTCGCAACGATATGAATAATATTTTAAACTACCAAATATTTTTTAACTTTTTTTAATAACCTAGTTTTTTACTACTTTTTTTAAGTTTACTATCGATGGTAGCACTCTTTAATTTATTTTCTAACGTCGTATTCTTTTTACTGATTTCAGCTATAATTTTAGCTAAGTCTAACGGAGTTTCTAAAATTTCAGATTTATTTTTAAAATCTTGAATTGCTTCATAAATAAATGCGCCAGTAAACCCTTCTGATTTAAAGAAATTAACCAACATTTCATCAGTTAATATTTTTATATCCTCTTCACTTACTGAATTATATTTTTTATCTAAATTTTCTAATGATTTAATAATTATCGACTTAACATTTTCATTTGTCAATTCATCAAAGAATAATAATTTATGGAAACGGCCTGGCCTCTGTGCGGCTAAATCAATTAAATGTGGCGCATTTGTACTTGCAATAACACCTACATTATCAGGTAATTTGTCAACACCATCTAATATATCTAAGAAAGCACCTAATAATGGGCTATATGAACCATGATTCCTATCACCTAGATATAAATCAATATCATCTAATATCAACACACAAGGTGCTAAAATTTTAGCCAATTCAAATTTGTCTTTAATGATTTTACAGATATTTGTTTTAATGATTGTAACATTTTGATTATTCAAAAGTTTACTAATCGCCCTAGTTGACTCGGTTTTACCCGTTCCTGGCGCACCACTAAACATGTATCTAGGTAGCACCCCTTTCTTCTCGAATAACTTAATGTACATATTTAAATCATCCATCAAATCTTCAGGTAAGAATACATTATCAAAAGATAATTCTTTAAGGTCACGTATTTTCCACTCTAAAAACTCATCAGCGATTGTTAAATAACTACCTTTTAAGTTGGAACTATCAACAGCTAATTTAAATAACTTATCATATACTACATGAGATTTAATATCATCATCATCTAAGCTACTTAATCTAACTAAATTTCTAACTTGACCACCTTCTCTAAACGCTAATAAAACAAAAGTCATATTATTACCATTAATACTAATTAAAACAGTATATTCAAACACCACAGGTGGATAATCAGGTAAATAATCAATATAGTTATTATCTATATTTAAGATACCTTTAAATTTAACACCTTCATAAGATTCGACTCCTTCATTAGTTCGTTTATGACTTAACAGATTAAAGAAGTTAAAAAATATCGCCATGATTGGTTTATTTACTTCATCATAAAAACTAACCTTCGATTTATAATTATTTCTTGAAGTGACCTCTTCATCATAATAAAAATCTTCACCCATATCTATAGCAGTTGCTTCGTTGACCTCTTCATCCCAACCTTCGAAATCTTTATTTGACGTTATTTTTCTACTCATCATTAATTGTTTTATCATTTAACCCCTTAGCGAACACTAATGCTTCATCATGGTTGTTAAATTGTTTACTATCTATTTGTTTTCCCTTACTGTTAGTTACAATAAAATAACCATTTTTGTTATCAAATTTAAACCTAACCTTAAAATTTAACCCAGCACAAGATTTGCTAGGCTTACTCAATTTAATTTTTTTGTTCGCCATCGTTTCTTTTTATTTAAGCAAATATACTATTTTAATTGTTTACTAACAAATAATTTTGTTATTTTTTTTAAAAACTTTTTTTGAGACTCATGTAATAACCTTTCTGCGAAGTCTAACGTCTCCCATATAGTAATATCGTTCTCAGGTAATTGCATGCCCGTATAGGTGCATTCAAACATGCTAACGCATGTCAAGTCTAAATTCAATTCAGACAGCGGGAAATCGACTAAAAACAAGTGACCTTGTATCTTTTTATTCTTACTAGAATATGATTCTATTCCTAAATCTTTATAAAATGTAATATTCTCATAAAGTTTCAAATCTAAATTAGTTTCTTCTAAAGCTTCTCTGATTGCAGCTTCTTTTGAAGTTTCACCTTCTTCGTATAATCCTTTAGGTACTGACCATACAGCTAATGTATGACCCATTGCATGAGTAACCAATATCTTCCCTAAACTATCTATTATAAACGCACCATTTGTTATCTCCATATTATTGTTTCCACCAAGGTATATCTTCTTCTTTTATTGGTTGTTCGTATTTGTATATTCTAACCTTTAAATTCATTTTTTTTGCTAAATCTATCATGTGGGCTGTGCCTTTAGATGATTTATCCCAGAAAGCAATCAACGCATCAGCATATTCAGCCATTTCTTTATTACGCACCATTCCAGCGATTTTCCAATAAGGTTTGCCTGATTTATCACACCCAATTTGACTTTCTGGTTTATCTTCAACACTGTCCCAATTTGCTGGAAATTCTTTTATTGGATAACCCATAAATCTAGCAAATTGTTCACCTAATTTATCAGCCCCATTTGCTTTACCAGAAACCACTTCAACATTTTGTTTATTTTGAAGTATGTGCATACAGAATTCAGATAACGTTCTAAAATCATCGAAGTCCCTACCACCAGCAATTATAACTCTAAATTTATCTTCCATTATTTTAATAATGTTATACGAAAAGAAAGCAAGTCTAAATATTTAGACTTGCCCATTCTTTCCGAAAATTTACCATAAAAGTTTTTATGGTTTTTATTTCTAAAAGCTAACCCTTTACCCCATATTCGAAACCAGAATATGCCATTACCTGTATAGATATATAACGGCCCTATTCTCATATTTATTTATATTCAGTATATATCCATAACACACCATTCTCATCTTTAATTGGCTCATTCATAGGCCAATCACATGGTACGTCTACTTTAATTTTATTACTTATTCCAGTATCATTATCACTTAATGTAATTCCAGTTTCAACTGTTGCATTGGCATTTAATACTAGATTTATTGAACTCGCAACAGTACCTTCAACTATCAATTTGGCACCAACTGGAGTGTTATAAGCTTTATCTTCTTGATAGCTTTCAAATATTAACGTACCGCTTCCATTTATATCACCTTTAATTATACAATTTACTGACCTCATATGAAGTTCTTTACCTTCAGGTATTGTAATTGAACTTTGGAATCCAATCCATGGGCCTACAGAATAAGTTTGGTCTATGTCATTTTTAATCATCCCCGAAAAATATCTCCCACTAAGGTTATTAATATCAATATTTCTACTTTCCCAATCCATCCAAACTGGTGTTTCTTTTGTACTAGGAATGAATCCTTCAGCTGTATATGCTTTACTGGATGAAGATTTAAGTGTCATTCCAGCTGTTACTTTTTGTTTATAAACTGTTTTAGTACAGTTATCTGGTTGACATTTGGTTACCATGAAGCCTATTTGCGCTATTAACAATATGACTCCGATTGCATAAATAATGTTTTTGTTTTTCATAATTTGTTATTTTTAATATTTAAGCAATGATACAAAAAAAAATTTACATAAACAAATTATTTATATAAATTTTCTAACTTTTTAAAGATTAAATGCAAATATTCCCGATAATACGCACTTTGCTTATATTCATCAGTAAGCCATTTATCGTTAAATTTTAACTCTTCTATTAAAGATTCGCTATCCATTTATTTCATTAATAATTGATATTTATCAAAATTTACCATATAACCATCATGTGGAAAACGTGAACTACCCACCCACGGCAGAGCCGATGGGATGGGCTTCATGAGTCAGCACTCTCACTAATGTGGGCAGTTCATCATGATTTTTAAGAGTGTGTTCCCCACTCAAAATATTTTTTAATGCAAATAATTTAATATTTATGGCAGCGTTTACATCTCTATCAAGAACAGAATTACACTTTTGGCAAGTCCAAGACCTATCTTTTAGTGTCAGTTCTTTATTTATGTATCCACAACAGTTGCAAGTCTTGGATGATGGTGCAAAACGTCCTATACGTAGAATGTTTTTACCATACCATTCAGCCTTGTATTCCAACATAGTTACAAAAGTTGACCAGCTTACATCATTTATTGCTTGTGCTAAATTGTGGTTTTTGACCATATTACTTACTGCCAAATCCTCTAAACAAATTGTTTGGTTCTCACGAATTAATTTAGTGGATGTTTTATGCAGAAAATCTTTACGTTTGTTTACTACTTTTTCGTGTAGTAAGGCAAGACGGTGTTTAGTGTGTTTACCTTTGTTTTTTGAATATTTACGTTGTACATATTTTAGTTTACTTTGTGCTTTTCGTAAGTTCTTTGGATTTTCAAATACTTCACCATCAGATGTAATTGCAAAATCTTTAATACCCAAGTCAATGTTGTGTTTTCTTTAATAGGTGCTTTAATAGGCATTTCAGTATTAGTATCAACCAATACTGAAACAAAATATTTACCTGTTGGGGTAACACTTATGGTAGCACTTTTAATTGTTCCTTTAATTTCTCTATGCAAAACTATATTAATTCCTTCTTTGAATTTAGGAATAATCAAAAGGTCATTTTCAACTATTACGTTTTGTGGAATTGAAAAAGATTGTTTTCCTTTATGTTTAGATTTGAATTTTGGAAAACCTGCACCTTTAAAGAATTTCTTAAATGCAATATCCATATTTTGTATAGATTGTTGTAATGATTGGCTGTTGACTTCTTTTAACCACTCACATTCTTTTTTAAGTTCTGGTAGTTGTTTGATTAAGTCAAAAGGAGAAAAATTATGTTTAGAACCTAAATACGCTGTATTTTTGTTTCTAATGCAAGGTTATACACAAAACGACTACTACCAATATGTTTGGCAATCAACTCTTTTTGTGAGTTTGTTGGGTATAATCTATATTTAAATCCTTTAAGCATATATTATTAAATAGTCTAAACTTTTGCAAAAATACAATATTATTTTGACAAAACCAAATATTTGTTTAAATTCACAAAATGTAAGCGACAAATGTAGTAATTAACCTTGACTTAAAATATATTGACGAATAGTATCTGGACTTGCTTCACCAATAGAGCAAACGAAATACCCTGCTGACCAAAACATACTTTTGTACCAATACTCCCTACGAAGCAATGTTGAATGTAATTGCCAAATATGATATGTAGATTGTTGTTTTAACCTACGTACAATTTGAGATATAGACAAACGAGGTATGTACCTAATTAAGAAATGTATGTGGTCTATATCACTTTGAAATACCTCTACATTAAAATCTGAATTATCTATGATGTTGTTGAATATTACATACATATCTTCTTTAAGTTGATTAACTAATAATGGTTTACGATATTTTGTAACCAATATAATATGTGCTTTAAGATAATGTTTTGAATGGTTTGTAGAAATGTAATTTGATTGCATAATGTAGTATTTTGTTTAAATTATTTACAACCAAAGACGGAATGATTTAAACAAAATACGGTATGAAATAAATTAATTTTAACCAAAGTTTGTGATTTAGATAAAAATATTGTACTTTTACAAAAGTTTAGACTATTTAATAATATATGCTTAAAGGATACAAATACAGAATATTTCCAACAGATGACCAAAAAGACCAACTACAAAGGTATTTTGGTGTAAATAGACTTGTCTATAATTTGGGGTTGGAAACCAAGACTGTTGCGTATGCCTCAAATAAAAAATCAATATCTAAATATGATTTAATAAAACAACTTCCAGAATTGAGAAAAGAATTTGACTACATTAAAGAATGTCCAAGTCAAGTATTACAACATAGCATAATCAATTTAGATACAGCATATCAAAACTTTTTTAAGGGTAAAGGTCAATTTCCTAAATTTAAAAATAAGTATTCCAAACAGTCAATTACGTTTCCACAAGGATTTGAAATATCGTTTAAAGAGGGAATACTAAAGCTACCTAAATTAAAAGAAGTTGCTATTGATTACCACAGAGAATTTAAAGGTTTACCTAAAAGAGTTACATTAACTAAAACAGTAACTGGTAAATATTTTGTTTCAATATTGGTTGATACTCAAACCGAAAAACCAAAGAAAAAATCAATTAAAACTGAAACATCTGTTGGTATTGATTTTGGAATTAAAGATTTAGCTATTACTTCTGATGGTGTAGTATATGAAAATAAAAACTTCTTTAAATCACAACAAAGAAGATTAAGAGTTGAACAAAGAAGCCTTGCAAGAAAACAGAAAGACTCAATAAATAGAGAAAAACAAAAATTAAAAGTAGCATTACTGCAAGAAAAAATTCGTAACCAAAGGACTGATTACTTGCACAAAATATCTACTGAATTAGTTAAATCTTATAATACAATTGTATTGGAAGATTTGTCTGTTAGTAATATGGTTAAGAACCATAATTTAGCTAAAGCAATATCTGATATGGGTTGGCGACAATTAAGAACAATGCTTGAATATAAGACTGAATGGCAAGGTAAAAATCTTGTTGTAATTGGAAGGTTTGAACCAAGCAGTAAAGTATGTTCTAACTGTGGAAACCACAAGAAAGATTTAAAACTTTTAGATAGAACTTATGATTGTGATAAGTGCGGTAATTCAATTGATAGAGATGTAAACGCTGCATATAACATAAAGAATTTCGGGGTTAGGGACAACCCTTTGTACGCTAACGTGAGCCATTAGGCTGTGCGTTGTGCAGGAAGCCCACACATCTTTTTAGTGTGTGGGTAGTTCACCGTGGGTAGTTTCGTATAATTTTCGATAATCCTTACTCATAAATATAATATAATAAATTATATTCATAAGTAAAGAATGTTTGTGGAGACAAAGGAAATCGAATCCTTCTCTCGGACATTGTGGACACGCTGGGATTCGAACCCAATCTTCCTCATTGCAAATGAAGAGCATTTGCCATTTATGCTAACGGCCCATATTTATTATCCCATTTATTAACTTTTTTTATTAAATCTTCTAGATTAATACTACTTTTACCATCTTTTTTATTATTTTCACCATGCCTCATTAATTTACAATTGGCTGGGTGACTAATATAATACGGGTCAACACCATTTTTAAATCCTTCACTAATTGAGTACATATGGTCTCTACTTATCCCATTTGGATTGTCACCCATATTTTTAGCTTTATACCAGCCATACTCTTCAATCAACCAAAAATCAAATTTATCTGGGTATGAATTAAGACTAAATTTAAATTTACAAGCTTTACGGTATTCAATTTTATCACTCCTATCAAATGAATCTAACCATAGTTCCCTTTTAAGCTTTTTAGTTTTTAAGGCCTTGTTAATAACATCTTTAGTATGTAATTTACTCCAATTAATGTTACCAACTTTTGCTTGGGCTTTTGCTGATATTGAGAGATTCTTTCTTCTTTCAGGGTCACGATTGGCCAATAAAACTTTTTCAGATTTTTTAGCGATTTCAGATTTTTTACTTTTATCTTCTTTGGACCAAGTTCTACTATTAGCACAAGACCTAGAACAAAACTTACCCTTTTTATGGTGGTTATTACCACACTTTGGACATTCTTTCATATTAATAAATATCACAAAATAATCGAAACGACCACATAAGTTTAGGTAAATGTCCAACGCCTTGCCTTGGTACATGTGCCCCCCATATTGCGGTTTTCGGAGGGCTCGAACCTCCATCTCTGTACTGACACGCACAGTATCTTTTGCCATTTAGACGATAAACCATATTAATTTTTTGGAAACAATGGGACTCGAACCCATATCTTACCAATAGCTATCCTAACCAGTTAGACGATACCCCCAAGGAAATTAATAACCTTAGTTTGCAAACTTGTAGCCCATGAGAGAGTCGAACTCTCGTTTACAGGTCGAAAACCTGTCGTCCTAACCATTAGACGAATGGGCCATATTTGGGTAGAATCAATGTGCACATTGTCTACCGAGACTAGTTTCATTACCTAAGACTTCATAGATAAGAGGATTAACTATCACAATTTGTGGTCGGAGTTGGAATCGAACCAACGACACATGGTTCTTCAATAACTTTTTGGTATAGTGGCTTGAACTGGAATCGAACCAGTGACATATGGATTTTCAGTCCACTACTCTACCAACTGAGTTACCAAGCCTTATAGAAAGGTTTTACCTTTATACTCTAAATTTATTTTTTCTAAAATCCCATAAGTGCTATGTTCTAATCTGTGACACAGTGCACATAATAATTCACACTTATCCAATTCTTCTTTACCCCTTTCCCAAGATTTATTAGCCAAGTTTAAACCACTTGGATTAAAATCTTTTTGATTTGGGTCTTTATGATGAAAATCAAATCCTGATACATCACCCTCCCAACCACATCTTTTACATTCACCACCTAGATATTCAACAGCTAATTTCTTGACTCTATATCTCCTTAGATTAGTGTTACACGTACCACATAACTTCTTTTTAGATGTCTTACCACACACTAGACAATTATTAGGTTTATTTTTATGTAATGTTATATTAAACTTATCTAAAGTTCTATAAACTGTTTTCCTACCTATTTTTAATTCTTTTGATATAACTGTGGCTGTTTCACCAGCGTTATACATTTCTATAATCTTTTCGTCTCTACTCATATTAATAAATATGAAGTTTTTATTAAAAGACACATTTTTTAAAAAATAAATTCTACCAAAATGTCAAATAACTTATTATGCTCTACCCGACCATTATTATTTGTACTGCCGACCAGATTCGAACTGGCGTCTGCAAGGTTGAAAGCCTTGTGTACTTGACCGCTATACTACGGCAGCAAATTTGTGGGAACTAAGAGAGTCGAACTCTTACCTTATGGGCTTCAACCATACGAACTACCATTATTCGAAGTCCCCTTATGAACCATTTAAAAACCTCCCCGACAAGGGTTAAAACAATGATTCTTTGTTTTATTTTTGGCAACTACAACGGGAGTCGAACCCGCTACATGGATAAACCAAACCTGAGTGACAGTCAGGTACACCAACCGTTATGCGCTGGTACTGTTTGAGGGTTACATTAACCCTCTTAATTGTTCTTTCAACTCCTGAATCTTTCTTTGTTGAAGTGGTACATTAATTTCCACAGTATTAGAGGTTTTTTTAGTTAAAGATAAAGTTAATTCATCTTCTAACATTTTGATTCTCTCAATTAATCTATTTCTCTTTTTATCAATCTTACCCATAACCATTTTCTTTTTTCCATTGGTTATGCAACCAATTTACGTGTTCATACGCTGAACCTTTACCTTCATGAATATCATTGAATCCATTCTCTTTAGTGATTACAGATTCTTTAGGTGTTACTGAACCTCTATATTTAGTTCCATAATTACCAGTGAATTTTTTAGTTACTGGGTCGAAATCTCCCCATTTACTATAACCATCACCTATCCATTCAATATAATACTTTTTTCCTGTTTCTGGATAGAACATTATCTCTCTTCCAGTTTCATCTCGATTAAGTAGGAAATTCTTAATCACTTCTTTATTTATCCCATGATAATCAAATTTAATTTTGCGGATGTCACGGGGGTCGAACCCGCAATCGCTTGAGTGACAGTCAAGCATGTTACCTACAACACCTCACATCCGTTTATAACAAAAAAAAATCTCATCCGATTTGGATGAGATTTTGTCTTATTGTTTTTATTATTTTTTAAATAACTTAACTTTCATTTTTGACAATTCTCATCCTACCCAAGCTAAAATCTGCCTCGGCTGCGAAAAATTCGTTTTCAAATATGTTAATTAAGTTTCTCATTACTTTTATTTTGTGGTACTTTATTAATACCGTTATTAATATATAGTGCAAATATAGTAAATGTTTCAATATAAAACAAATTTTTTTGCAATTATTTTTAAATTATTTTTAAATTATTTGATTTTCAATTAATTAAAACCTTGATTTTTTAAATTAATTTCAGAACTTTACCTAATTCAATGCTAAGTATTTCAGAATCATCAAATGCCACATAAGAAAAACCTTTTTCTTTAACCCTATCCATCATAACACTACCAGTGTCATATGGTACACCTAAAGCGTGACATAACTCTCTATATAGCCTTGCTTTTAATATTAATCTATCTAAACGAACTTTGGGGTCCAATAAGATTAATTTGTTATTCAAATCAATTTCAGATAAACCTTCAATTTGCTTATCCTCTTTTGCTATTAGTATATAACTAACTTTACTTAATAATTGTTCTTGAATATCGTAGCCATTTTGGGCGGCTTCGTCAACGAATTCCTCAAGATATTGAACAATAAGTGAATCGTTCATAATTACTGACCCATTGGTTTGTCCAAAACTAAAGGTTAATGTCAACATTAATAATACAAGTAGGGCTGTTTTTTTCATGTTTTTCTAATTTTAATTCGGCTAATTTATGAATTCTTTTTTAGATAGCCTAATTTTTTCCATTTTTTTTTCAAAATGCTTATTCTATTTATACCTATTTCGTTGATATGATTGTTTTCATCGACATAATCAGGGTATTGTTCAGCATAAAACTTTTTAACATCTTGAGATTTGTTGATTAAAATTTCAGCATTCTCAATCATTTTATTCAAAGCATTTAATTTATCTAATAATTCTTCATCATAAGTTTTTAACAACTCCTTCCTTAGATTTTCTCTAATTGGGTAGATATTTTTTAATGCTTCAACTAATTCTTCGTTTAAATTTTCATTTAGATTCATATAAATAATTTTACCATCTCTTGTTCTAAAATTGATAACCTATGTCTTAAATGATTAAGTTTATTATCGTATTCTTCGGATGTTGTGTTAATACCAGCATTTGCTGATTGTAATTTTGATATCTCCCTTTGGATAACATCACTTTCTCTTGTTAAGCTTTCAAATCTTTCAGCTTTTTCTGTTTGTGTCATAATATTAATTATTTTATATACCTAATATATTCAATAAATAGTATTAATCAATAGTTTAGCTAAAATAATTGTTATTATTTTAGCTACAAAACTTATTCGACTAAATACCAGTATTATAGATTATGTATTATTTTATGAATATCTCTAGGGGATACCAATGTGCATTATTTGGTAATTTCTTCAATACGTTTTTTTGGTATATCATAGTGATTCTTATGGAATCAACATCGTTTGATGTTTAAATCTTTGGCCATTGCGTGTAGATTTTCAGTGAACTACCCATTAGCTAAAGACCAATGGGTTTTACGCTCCAAAATATAAATATGTAGAAAGGTACAAAAGTTCCAAAGTCCCTCTAGTCAGAATCGAACTGACGAAATCGTGGGGTCTACTTACTTAAAGAACTTTTAATCCATTTTCTAATTGCGTTATCCGTAACAGTTAGGAAAAATTAAATTATTTTTACTTTAAAATTAATACTTCGGATTGTACCCTTACTCAGAGTCGAACTGAGAACGTTTCTTATGTTTTCCACTGGGTCTAAACCAGCAAGCTTTGCCATTTTGCTCATAAGGGCAGTTTAATAATAATAAAAGCCACGCTGAATTCCAACGTACAGCATAGAGGGTTATTTTATTCTAATTGTAATTCTATATATTTTATCTTCATAGTCATGTTCCCACCTAACAACATCAACTCGTTTATGCCATTCACTAATTTCATATTTAGAACCTTTCATGTCAACTTCCGAAACTTCAATTGTATGCGTTTTCATTGTTTTTAAACTTATTGATTAATTTATATGTTGCAAAATTTTCAGTTACGTTAAAATTATAACCAAAAAACCTAAAACGAAACCCTTTCACATATTTATATTTTCTATATACCCAAAAATAGTTAATTTTTGGAACATCTTTAAATATTGAATACGGAGTTTTTGTTATTCTAATTTCCATAATTTTAATTTTGTACCCCAGTGGGAATCGAACCCACGAAACGACAGGGCTTAAACCTGTTGTGCATTCCAACGTGCACCATGGGGGTGCTTACATAAAAATTGATATATTATTATCGTTTTTTATTATTTTACTACATGTTAATTTTTCTATTATTTCAAAATAACCTTCTATATTTGATGACTTTGTTTTAACCAATTCATTCATAGACATTTCAACTTTTGGTGCTATTATTTTATTCCAATTTTTCATGTAGCCCCATTAGGAATCGAACCTAAGACCTTCTCCGTGTAAAAGAGACGCTCTAAACCACTGAGCTATGGGGCCAATTGTGGGGATGGTGGGAGTCGAACCCACACGCCCCTTTCGAGGCACTGATGCTTAAAACCAGCGTGTCTACCAATTCCACCACATCCCCATTATCATCTAAATAACTGCAATAGGATTCGAACCTATACGTATATGCCTATAACAGAGGGTTCACCCTTCAACCCAGATGGCAAGTCTGCGGCTAGTCATTAAGACGGTTAGGTCCCCGTGGCTACCAATTTCACCATACGCTCATTTAGATATTCAGACCATCATTTTATGTTGCAACATAACAGATGGCCTCACAATTGTTGTGCGGCCAGAGGGATTCGAACCCCCGTTATACTATTCGCCCCCACCTTGTAAGGGTGGTGCTCTTGACCTACTGAACTATGGCCGCATTTTTATTTTGAGCACTAGGTTGGATTCGAACCAACGTTGAGATTTCTCTGGCGGTTTTGCAGACCACCCCCTTCGACCACTCGGAGCACTAGTGCATAAAAAAGCTCGATGCGTTAACATCGAGCTTTTATAACAATTTAAAAAATATATAAATAAATCCTTTAAGTAATTACATAACTCGATGTGTCAGTACACACGACCAACAGACATAAAGATAATAAAGTTACTAAAGTTTTCATTTTCATTTTTATTTAAGAGACTGTTCAGATTCAATCCTTTCCCATTTGGGTTTGTCCAGATGTATTATCCTATCTCTTGTTAATATATATGTGCAAATATAGTAATTGTTTAAATAAAAAACAAGTTTTTTTATACTTTTTTTTAAATTATTTTTTAACTTCCTCATTATCAAGGTAATAATTCTTATAATTTATAAGAATACCTAAGCATGGTAGGTCTGACCTTGTGATTAAATCGATTTCATGCTCATCATCATCATAATGCATATCGAATGTTTTAAGAAAATGAACTTTATCTTGAAATTTGGTAAAGTGTATATTTTCTTTTTTAATCCCTAATCTATTGGCCACTTTATATAAATACTCATTTGTAAACCCTAGACTATCATCTTCATGTTGCCTAGTGGTGGTAATATGAACTTCGTCACCATATTTAATATGACGTTTAGCCAACCTTTGAATTAAAGGTGTTGATAGCGTACTATCAAAATCAAAACTAACTTTCATTATAATGTTTTTCGGTAATCCCTAATTTGAGTTAAATAATCGTCTAATTTTGTAACATCTTCTTTTTTAAGTGCGTCTAGTATTAGGGGTTTTAATTTTAATAATAAATTTTTAAGACCAGTATCCCAGTCTCTCAATCTTGCCGCTTCTTCAAAATCTTCAACTTCTATTGCAAGTGCTAACTGTTCTGTAAATGGTAAAGGTAATATATCTTCGTAATCAATATCTATAACATTTTCTTTACCGTATGGGTAATTTGGTTTATTGGAATATAATCCATTCATAATATCAAAGGGGTTTTTAAGGTTAAATTGGCCTATTTTAATTAAATTAACGCTACATATTGGTCCATCAAGGGTATTCCAGATTAATCTAGAAGCTACCCACTCAGTACCTGATATTGTTTTAATATCATCAGCATCACCTAGAGTTTTAAAATCAATTGTTTTAAGGTCTTCCTCAGTGATTATTGTCACATTTTCAATACCATTAAAAAATAAGTTTAAAATTTCCTCAGATATGGGAATTTTTTTCTCATTTAAAAATCTTTTAGCTTTCTCAAATTGCTCGTCTTCCATCATTAATTTTTATAGTACAAATATATGAATTTATTAAGTCTTACACAAATAAATATCAATATTCTTTGATAATATCTGTTAAATATTGACCGTATCCACTTTTACCCAACGAATGTGACAGTTCAACGAGTTGTTGTGAATCAATATATCGCATTCTCCAAGCAACTTCTTCAATACAACCTATTTTAAGGTTTTGAAGATTTTGGGTTGCTTTGACAAAATCACTAGCTTCATTCAATGAATCAAATGTCCCAGTATCTAACCAAGCAGTACCTCTATTTAATTTAACAACGGCTAAAGAATTATTTTCTAAGTATACTTGATTAATTGAAGATATTTCTAATTCACCTCTATCACTAGGTTGTATAGTTTTAGCTATATTAATCACACTATTAGGGTAAAAATATAAACCTGGTATTGCATATCCAGATTTAGGGGTTTCAGGTTTTTCTTCAATTGATATTACGCTACCTTCAGAATCAAATTCCACAACACCAAATCTTTCAGGGTCTTTTACGTGGTACCCAAAAATAATTCCAGCTTCAAAACCAGTATCAATATCTTCAACGCATTGCTGTAAAATTTTAGATAAACCACCACTATAAAATATATTATCACCTAATATCAATGCTACACTATCACTTCCAATAAATTCTTCACCTATAATAAATGCTTCAGCTAACCCATTGGGCTGTTCTTGAACAGCATACTCAAATCTACAACCTAAATGAGTTCCATCACCCAATAATTTTTTAAATAAGTGTTGGTCCTCTGGGGTTGTAATTATAAGTATTTCATTAATTCCAGCCAACATAAGCGTTGATAATGGGTAATAAATCATTGGTTTATCGTATATTGGCATTAGTTGTTTACTAACGCTAATTGTGAGTGGGTGCAACCTTGTTCCAGCACCGCCAGCTAATATAATTCCTTTCATAACTTTATTTTATTATACAATCTCTGCATTCCCAACTGGAACCTACAGAATTACATGCTTGGTCATACAAGAAAGCGTCATCAACCTTTTTCATACCATATTGTTGTTCCAAGGTTAGCCTTTGTCGCTTACATCCCATCCACGCAAAAGCGATGGATGGGTTTTACGCTCCATTTTATAAAACGCCTATCATCTGTATTAAATTGGAGTGTCATATAACCATTACCATCCTTATCCTTATGTTGGTCATAATTACATCTATCTTGAATGCCTTCTATAATAACATTTAACATTCTTAATCTTTCCTCTAGGTCTAATTTTTCGTCTAAATACTCTTTTAAATGCTTATCCATGTAATTTTTTTAATATTATTAAACAATTCTTTATTGTTGCTTCGTTATATGACTGTCTGGCCAACCAGATGCAATAATTACTCAATTCAGCTTCATCTAAGTCACTATCTTTCTTTCCTTGATGTTTGCCACCAATAAAATGCATTTCGTCCTTAAAACGTCTGAAAATGTCGCATTTAACCTTTTTATTAATATGTTTGGTTTCACTAATATTAATCAGAACCCCATCTTGGATATCGCCAAATTTAATGAAGTACCTATCACCAAATTTCAACTTCATATATGCAATAACCATTTGGTTATCAATATAAACTTCACCATCGATTTTTTCACCCAATTCATTAACTAAATTATTAAAAACCAATCTCCGACTTACGGTTTGATAGTTGATGAATCTATCAAATGTAGCAAACATTCTATTCATAGTACAAATATACTAAAAATTAATGATAAATCAAAGTTTTACCTTTACTTAATGGATTATTTTTTCCATATTTCCATAAAATTAAAATATGGGAGTAATTTATTTATTAACGAACAACAATGACCAATATAAGATTGGTATTACCAAATATAACGGTAAAAAGAGAATCAAGAATTTGCAGACAGGAAATGGTGATGTGATTGATGTTGTGGCTGAATTTGAATCTAAATACAATAATAAAATTGAAGGTGCGTTGCATAAGCGTTATGGAACCAAGCGATTGAAGGGTGAATGGTTTGTATTAGAAAAAAAAGACATCCAGAATTTTATTTCTGAATGTCAATCTTTACATAACAATTTCGAGTTTTTGGAGCAATCAGGCAATCCTTTTATTTAATATTGTTGGCTTGTTCGAATAAAGCATAGATATATTCTACATCACTATCAACTATAATATCATCAAAATCATTACCATAATACACAGTACATACATAATCTTTAAAAGTATATATAGCTTCACCTAATTCTTTACCTTGAAGACCATATCTCTCCATTACGGTTTTACCGTTGAACTTCATATTAACCAGCTTTTTCTTGGCAGCTTTATATTCAATTTCAGCTAATCTTATATCAATATTAGCCTCTGGAAACCAACTTCTAATAACCTCAATAATATTATTCTTAGCATATTTAACCACATTCTCATTATACTCAGGATGTGCTGGTTTATCTTCAATGTAATCTAAGAAAGCCATATAAGATGCTCGTTTAAGATTTCTCTCACGGTTAATCTTATTTAATTGACTTAATTGAAACATTTCAGGGTTGAATAATGATGATGTCATTGTATATTCAAATATATCTTCAAGCGTGTCAAACCCATCTAACCATTTTTGGTAATCTAAACCTAAAAATTGAAAAATCTTAGGGTAGTCTTTTGATACCATAATTTTAGTTTTGGTATTAGCATCACTAAAATAATTATACCATAACCCTTCTTGACCACTTTTAAATCCAATTGATTGGGCTAATCTTCCCAGAAAATTTCCTAAATCGTTAAACGCTAAGTAGTGATAATTAGAATCATAATCCTCATCGGCACATGTAATGAAATCCACTTGAAGCTCCTTATAGTCAAATGACCATGCGTTACCATTATGAAAAATTTCATTTGGTTTAAATGTTGCATCAATATAGTCATTCATGTTACCATAAAAACCATCCATTGATATAATGATATCGATATCACCAAACGTTTCTTTCTTAGCGAAGAATCGTGGTATGTCGTATCTTAAGAATGTTTTTGAAAGAACATCAAAAATTTCATTCTTGATATCTTCAAATTCTTGTCTTTCGTACCTTCTTGTAAAGGTGTTTTTAAGTGCTCTACCTCCTATGATTTCTAAGTTTTAAATTATTAATTTCTTAATCTAGTATTGATAATACCATTTATTTTTTCAATGAAAATTTTACGCATATACTGATAATCACAAACCTCACCAGCAAAATTATCAGGAGTGTCGATTTTTGTTAATTTATCTAATAACCAATACTTCTCAGCCCATTCAATAAATTCTTGACCAACAGTTACTGGTTCTTTAATTTCTACACAATCACTTAATCCATCCATTATTGTTTAATATTTTTAACGGCTTGTACTTCGTTGATATTAATAACTCTATTACTTTTTATTACAATATCCATCCTTTTTTCTAATTCCCTATATGGTTGGGATATAATCCATTCATGGTCATTACTACGAACTACAACATTAAAACCATAGTCTTTTAAAACTTATTAAATTAAATATTGAATTGTGCTTTTACCTGTAGCTGAATAACCAACTACATTGATATCGATTTCATTTCTTTCTAAATCCGATAATTCTCTTTTCATTTTATTATATTTTCTACAAAGATACGTAAAATAAAATTAACTACCAAATTTTTTAGTAAAATCTTTAATTACTCTATCAATAACACTAGTACTAGATAAATTTATATTATAACCAAATTTATCGTTTAAAATAGATATTGTATTTCTCTTACTATTTTTATTTTTAATTGATTTTAAAATAAATTTTATTTCTATCCTACTAAATTTAATAGTTCGTTTATTATTTTTTTTTACTTTATTTTTAGAATCAATTGTATGTTTACTACCTAATTTACTTAACCTTATTTTTTCTTTAGTTTCTTCAGAAAGTGTTTTACCTACCTGACCTTTAGAGCGATTAATTTTACTTTCTTCAGTCTCACGCCTATTTTTACTATTATTTGATTTTATCTTAAATTTTATTTCATTTTCTTCTTCTTTGGGGATATATTTTTTGATAATTTTATCAATAGAATAAACATTCTTAACATCTCTATTAAAATTTTTATAAAAAGGAGCGTAAAATAATTTAGACTATCTCAATTATATATTTAATAGTGCACTGTTTTGGGTTATAAATAATGAATTCATCATTTCTTAAATCCGCTCCACCATGTGCATAAACTGAATCATAACCTTCATCATCCATTACTTTTTGAGATAATGAGTAACAACTAGAATCATGTTTATAAATATCTTTTTGTTTTCCATGATAAACATCATATAACAATAAATAACCCTTATTAGAACTACCATTTACCCAATAAGAACCTCTTACTGAAGTATAACCTAATGATTTTTGAGCCTTATTAGCATAATATATTCCATCACCAAACATTGACCCCGTATGAACTGCACCTGAAGGTCTAATTAATAATCCTGATTGGATTATATTAAAAATATTTTCATTTCTAGACCCATGCCAGAATAATTTTCTGTCTTTAAATCTAGCATTACCGTAATGTTTATCGAATACAGCTTGTGTTTTCTTATTAACACATTTATAAACCTTTTTAAGTCTATCTTTAGTTGGTCCAACCAATCTATCTATCAATTCTAATTGTTTAGGGTCAGTTTCAACAGACACCTCTAACCCCATTTGTTCTAATAAGGTAATTTCCCCATCACCATCTAAATCATCATCAATGGTTGAACCCTTTTGTTGACTAATAAGTTTTACCTGACCAGCCATTGTATCTAATGTATCTTGTTCGTTAGCTAAGAAGTTTTTTATCTTATCTAAATCATCTTTATCATCCGCAGCATCAATCAAATAATCACGAACATCTTTCATTTTTCTTGGAATGATGGTGTACAGTCTTATTAATAAGTCGTTGATTTCTTTAACATTAACACCAACTTTAGCCAATCCTGAAGCTTTTGTTAAAACTTCTTGAGCGGCATCAATTTGTGCTTGAGTTACAGCATCTTGTGTAACCTTATAGTTTCTTTGGATTGATTTATTTGCATAAGCCATTAAATCATCAAATAATTGTTTTACTTGATTATCTTTAATATCAGCTGTTTTTGATGATGTACTATTTGAAGAGGTTGTTGTGGTTTCAGCAATAAGGTCTGTAACATCTTGATAACCCTTTCTAGGGTTTGTTTTACTTTGAAGAACTTTATTCCATTCGTGTGACCGCTTGTAGACAGTCACTAAATCTTTACCAACTCGACCATAATCACATTTGATTCTACCATCAGGTTGTTCTTCCATTATATACACCTTATTACTTTGAGATGTTAACCCATTATCAACTGATACATGGACTAATTTTGCATACCTTAAACCATTTTCTTTAGTAATCATTTTCAAAAAATTTTATATTAACTCTTCAAAGGTATGTAAATTATTTTAAATAACTAAATAATTTTTAATATTTAATTGCATCTATATACATAAACCTTTCGGTCTTAACATTACTACAACTACAATCTTTTCTACTATTTTCTAATATTTTATCATGAGGTGTTGGTACAACCATAAAAATAAAATCTGGGATTACCAAATGAAATCCCCACTTTTTTTTTAATTTGTTGTAATTTAATTGTTTCTTAACGCAATTATACTACATTTTGTCTGATTTTCCAAATTTTCGGCATATTTATATATATAAAAAACAAATATATTATGGTAAACAAAATTAAAGAGTGGATTAAAGCCACAGGATTAGGAAATCTAGGATGGGCGGGAGCTTGTGCTGGTTCTTTTATTTTTATTGGAGGTGGTCTTGGGACTTTCTTAGCGGGAGCTTGTGCGGGATTATTCGTATATTTCAACTATGCAGTCATCAAAGAGTTAATCCAAAAGATTAAATAAGAGATAATTACCCTAAAACACAAAATACCCCACACAACAAATGGGGTATTTTTACTTACTTTCTATCCAAGCGGCAGCTGTTGCAGTACCTTTTTCAACTACTGTAAGCCCTTTATCGACTTGTACATAACAATCTGGATGCTCAACCACTAATTCATCAAATTTCTTATCAGAAACTCTTAAAACAACTATATCTGAATCAAGTGGTGTTATACCTAGATTCTTAACTGCATGTGCTATTTGCGCTGCAACCTTACCTTCAGGCATTTTAAGGTTTTTCTTATATATCGCCTTTATTCTCATTTCTTAAAATAAGGTTTTTGTGGGATTTCTTGTCTAATCCAATAACCTATTTTTAAAATAAGTACCCCTAAATTCCATCTAAATCTTTTCATGTTATCAATCCTTTATCTATTAATCCAAGAATGTATCTTGAATGTTCTTCATTTTGTCTAACAGCTCTCACACCGTTACCTTCAAAATCATCATCTTTGGCATCTCTAGCGATACCAAATGTCATATGTAAACCAAAATAAGGTCTACCTAACCCTAATTCAGCTCTAATCGCATGTAACTCTTCCCTACCTTCTTCTGGTACAACCAACCACCAATTGATACCATCGGACCTAACATCAACTGATAAGTTAACTTCAATTGATTTTCCATCCCATTTCTTCTTAACATCATCCCATTTCTTAACATTATCACCCATATCTCTATGACTGTCGTTTATAAATGTTACATGAGCCTTTCTAATTGATTCTCCTAAAATAAGATTATATCTTTTTTTCACAAACCATCTGTAGTAAGCTTTGATGTCACCATCAAATTCTACAAATGCGACTTTCTTCCAATCAGCTTGCTTCTTATGTTTAGAAGTGATGTCTGGTGGGTCAAAAACTATCTTACCTTTTATTTTAAATGTTGTATTCACAATACAAAGATACAATAATTTTTTTAAAAAATCAAATTTTTATTTTAGCTTTCATATTAAATCTGTTATTTCTCCATTATCATCAAACACCAATAATTGACGTTTTCCATTCTCATGAACCAAACAATGTCCGTATGCGTGAGTGCTAACACCCTTTCTAGTGTAGAACTGTTTAACATGCCCTGTAAGACCCACAGAAGTCACACCATCCATTATTATAGGTGAGTGGTTATGTCCGTGTATCATTTTAAAGTTCATACGCTTATATTGCGTTATATTACCTCTAGAACCATTTGTACCATGGTCACCATGCATAGCTAGGTTAAAACCTTTGATAGTTAAGTGGTCACCGAATTTAAGATATTTAACTTTTTTCTTTTTACCATATTTTTCGGTTAGTAAATAACCAAATATATTTCCATAAAGCTCTAAATCAATAGTTTGATGAATCATTGCATATTTCAAATAAGCTGGTGAATTATGTAAATCTCTTTTCCAATTCATATCGTTGATATGTCTATCTAAGAATTCATCATGGTTTGATTGAACCACATACACTTTATCACCACCACATTCTTTTAATACCTTTTTAGGAAATTTAACAGCTTCATCTACTTCATCTTCAATAAGGTATTTACCATTAACGATTTTTCTTCGTAAGCTAAACATATCTAACCTTTCATGTGGGTTAAATCTGGCCCCATCTAATAAATCATGCAATACGTGAACTTTAGGTTTTAAAATATCACACAACTCTTTGGTTTTCTCATATATCGCTTCATCAATAACTTCATTATGGATATCACCCCAAACAATAGCTTCAACATTTTTAACTTTAGTTACACCTTCAGGGGTTACCTTATAACATAAATCAGTAAATTCACCATCATCAGTTACATAGATATTTCTAGGAATATGGCATGTACCATCTTCTCTCAACTCAATGATACTAAAACCATATGAATGATGTATAGCGGCAGTGTCACCAGCTTTACTTCTAGAGTAATTCTTCCTAGTAATCGCACCAGTCGTACTCATAGTTCTTAATGGTGTATTTCTAAGCCTAGCTTGAGTTTTAAAATGAATTCTAAATGCACCTAAAATCAAATGACCATCATCACTCAATGCATCTAATCCAGTTAATGGCATTTTAGCTGTTGGTGAAATATGTGTGTCAGCTGCTATGGTAGTATCACCAAATTCAACTTTATTATAATAGATATTATCCTTTATTTCATCAACCCACCACATGTCTTTTTTCTTATTCTGGTCTTCCGTTGGTGTTGTTGGATTACGGTACCTAACTGGTATAACCACAATATTGGTCTCCTTATTTAACTTATTGGTAATAAAATCCTTATAAATTAACATTGAAGCTAATTGCTTGTGGTTAATTGGAGTTTCATTTTGAGCTGATGTTACCATTAAAACTTTTGTATTTAATGGTAGATTTCTATCACGAGCTTCTAATAATTGTGGTGGTAATTTTGATGAGACTTTTTGTAAGTCCATTTTTTCTAACCACCATTTTCTTATCGTCCTACCTTCAACACCAAATTTATTTGTGAGAATTTCCATTTTTTCTTTATGGGTTAATTCCTCATCATAATAAGTCATTCTAATATAGTCCTTATTCTCGTCTGTTAAATCTTTAAATTTAACTTTGTTTGTTTTATCTTTACTCATTTATGCTAATTTTTTATCTTTTAAGAATTCTCTTAAAAAGACATTCTTAGGGCCACCAACTTTTTCAACCCATTTATTATATTGCTCATCATTAACTCTAACCCATGAAGCTATTTGGTCATCACTAACATCCCCAACGTAATCTAATGCTGGCATTGGTGAAAAATCAGGGTATAAATTTTTATTAAACACTCTTTCGTCAACAAGAAATACTATCGCTGTTAACATAGAGTTTAAATCAGGTTCATAAAATCTTGAAACCTTGATGCCATTTAATGTTAAATCAGCTAAATGTTGTTGCATTGTGCCAACATATAACTCAGTTTTAAATCCATGTCTTACCTCATGACCTTCATTAGATGTACCGCCATTCAATAAAATATTGGTCATCCATTCAGTTCTGAACCAATCATATTTTTCGTTATTCGTTCCCCATTCAAGACTATAAACATCATTTGCGTGATTAAATTGAATTCCTTGTTGAATTGGTGAAAGGTTATATGGTACTAAACCGTACATTCTTAATTCTAAGAATTTTTCAGGTTTTCCTGGTGTAGAATTATAAACTACTTTATACTCTTCTATAACAGATTTAAATCTCTCAAGACTAAGTTTATCCAACATATATTCATCATACTCACTCTCTTCTAAATCTAAAATTCTAATATTATTAACTAAACACCACTCATATAATGTATGTTCGGTTTCCATATTCTTAAAAGTCTCTTGTATCATTTTCAAATAATGTTGGGTTTTTATCCATCCACGTTTTTATTAAATTTTGGAAATTAAGTTGTAATGGGAATCCACCCATGTAAATAACACCACCAATAAGTTCAAATTCTTGACCAGCTTTAAATTCGACACCTTCCATTGGGCTTGAATCTTTTGTTAATCTAAAAACTCCGTTTTGTATGTTTTTCATAATTTTATAATCTTTGTGCAATGTAACTACAAAAAAAGGAAAAAAACAAGTTTTTAGCAAAAAAAAAAACCACTTTTCGGTGGTTTTATTATCAAAGTTTATTATATTCCTCTAAAAAGAGTTCTCGAACCTTTGTTGAAATGTATTTGTTGACATCTTTTGATTGGAGGTTATTATCTTCTAAAACATCCTTTTCTTCGGCCATAATATCATTCACAACCCATCTAATGATATCACCCATTTTTTTAATGTCAATATCTCCGTTAGGGAAAATAATGCCCATACCTTGTTCAAATCTATTTTGAGTTACAGCGTAACCAACAAATTCATGGATAGAATTTATTTTCTCAGTATCAACTTTAGCTAAAGTCTTAACTTTAGATGCGCTATGTCGTTCACCCTTCACTTTGAAACGGTAATCATGACCATCAACCGTTGCACACCAAACCACACCCTCACCAATTCCTTCAATACCAAAAGCTTTACCTACGGGGCATAATTCTTCAACTGCAATGGTAATCTCACTTAATTCATTTTGAGCCAAATCAGGTCTATTAAAATCAATTTCGATTTCATAAGATAAGAAATCTTCAACATTATAAATTCTATGGTCAATATCTCTTAAATAGTGAGAAGCTAAATGATATGGTTTAGTACTATCTTCAGGTACAACTTTTACGTCAAATATGAAAAATGACTTTTCTATTTGAGATATTGCAACTCCTTTTTGGATGCCTTTACCAGCCCATTCACCGAATACAATAACAGTATCGTTTGGGTTAATCTTATGGTTTACATATCTAACATGTTCAACCAATTCAAGGAATGCTTGTTTATTATCTTCAACATACCTTGCAAACCCCATATTATCATTTTCAGGAGTTATAATATTACTTCTAGATTGTGCCCAAATACCATCATTTTCAGTATGTCCAATACCCGCATTTGAATTATGCACCAAAATGTCATTTACAAAAAAACAATTTGTGTCTTGTATCGTAAGGTCAAATGACCTTCTTTCTTTTATTTTATTTATCTTTTTTAATTTCATTATTAATAAATTTATTTAATCTATTTTTAATTTTTTCCCTATTTTTATACCAATCATCTTCCCAAACAACAAAAACTTTATATCCCTTTCTTTTTAATAACCAAGTTCTTTTTCTATCCTTTTCCCATTTATCAGAGCAAATCATTTTAATTGCTGTGTTGTAGTAATCACCATCATATTTTCTAGGATTACAATGATATAAATCCCCATTATATTCCACAACGATTTTTCTATTAACATTACATTCATCAACCTCAAGTTTATCTATTACATGGTGCTGTTTAAATCCATATTCTTTTAAAAAATCATGTAATTCATTATGACCTTTAGATGTAAAACCAATTTTAGAATTTTTAAAAATCTTTAAATAATGTTTTAATCTAAATTCTTCATCTGAATTTAATTTATCGTGTAATGCCTTATTTGCTCTTGTTACTTGTTTATTTTGCTCTTTTTTACTCATAGACTCCCACCTTTCCGTTGAAAATCTACCAGAATTGTTATGATTCAAAGATGATGCTTCACCACCCAATTTAGCATTTTTGGTTCTATCTTTTTTTGATATTTTACTTAAAGCTTTTTTACCTACCTCTGAAAGTCTTTTAGCTTCTTTCTCTTTAACACAATTTTTACACAAATCTTTTTCATTTTTTTCAAACCTTTTATTTGTTTTATCAAACCTTTCATTATATATGTGATTACAATCATCACATTTAACCATATTAATCGGAAATTTTATCTTAGATAGGTGTTTTGAGTAACCCCACCTACCATTTACTAATTCACACCATGTTGTAATTACCATATTTACTTTTTAATATAAATATGTAGCGTTTCATGAAACTAACTTTAATTTTGGTCATTTTCTAAAAAAACATCTTCTTCAGTTAAGTTAATGGCTTCAACCCACCCTCTATTTTTTGTGTAAATTTTATGGTCTTCAGTACATTTTATTGAAGAATTATTATCAAATACTAGCTCAACCCAATTTTTATTTGATTTAAAGTTTTCAGTATTTACAACCTTTTTATCCACAAACCTATTAAATTCAAAATCATAACTCAAAATAGAATCACCAACATTAATTTCACTAATTGGTATTTCTTCACCATTACTTAAAGTAACTAAAGAGTTTTTATCAAAACACCCATGAAGTTTCACAGTACCTTTAAATTTAATGGTTGGTGCAACTTTAGAATAGTCAAAAATTGCATCACCATTCTCATCTTTACCTATGTATGCGGCTCTATCTCTAGCTTCTTTTACTACTTGTCTATATTGCCCGATTTTCGGGAATGCACTATGTTTTTTCATTATTTAATTTATTTAAAAATTTTTCACTTTGATTTGAAATGAATTTGAAGAATCCAATGATTCCAATTATAAACCAGAACACTGGCCAAACAAAACTAAAAGATATCCAAGCTGATTCATTTGATTCATAATCATCCATCATTACATACCCTCTATCATTATCATCGTAATGGTCTAACCCAAGTTGTTTAGCACACCTCTTCAATGTAATTAATGATATTACATACCCAATAACGTAAACCAAAATTATTGTAATAATTATAAATAACTTTCCCATTATCCCACTTCTTTACCTAATCCTTTAGCCATTGCTTCAATCTCTTGACATGACTCTAATGAATCACAAGTATCTTTATCATCTCTCAATTCAACAACTGAAGGATGTAAAGTTGACCAATCACCATTAGAGTTTTGAGATAAACCACAACAACGTATTTCTACTATTGTCCCCATAAGTTCATCACCTCTTTCAGTAATATCTTTCATCATCTTCTCAGTCATACCAGAAGCATTGGTTCTTAATTTACCACATGATGATTCAAGGTTTATTGTTGAATAAACATTTTCATTTTTACTTCTTTTTTCACCATATTCAAACCCTATAACTCTAAGGTCAATATTCATTTCTAATTTCATTTTTATTTGGTGATTTTTCTTACCATCAAACCATCCAGCTGTTGGTGCTTTAAGGATGGTACCTTCTTCACCTCTATTTAAAATCTCTTGGAAGTGACTCATTGCTTCATCATAAGAATATACTTTCTTACGTTCAACTACTGATACTCTATCACATTCTAAAACTGGAGTCTTTTTAAATAAGAAATCCAATCTATGTCTATATTCAATATCAGATTTCTTATTAAAATAATCATCTAATGTAATTGAATCCCATACAGTATATCTGATTTTATCAACAGCTTCTTTAAAACTACCATGCTTTTTCTCGAATGCCACTAATTTTTTAGCGGTTTCTTCATCACTTCTATCACCCATTTTACCACGACCCTCAATATCGACAATTGAAGCTATAATACCGTTACTTGTGTATCGGTCTAAATTCTCCATTGTAAGCTCACCATTTAATACACCATCAGGGAATTTTGATAATTCCTCAAATAATAATGAGTCACTTGGAATATGAGTTGTTTCACCTTGTCTAGACTCTAACTCAACTTCACCACCTTGAATGATTGCGTTAGCATACCTACCATCCATTTTAACGTCACTATAAGCGTAACCATATTTCTTAAAAATATCTTTAGCTAATTTTTCATCATATGATTTAGCACCTTGATATGGCGTTTTCTCAATCAAATCACCATAGACTTTATTAATGTAGGTTCTACCTAAACCATTCTTAGGGTCTTTATCAATAATTCTCTCAATGATATAAGCATCATCTGGTGATACACTTTCTAATATGAATTTTAAATGATTTATAGCCGCTTGTCCACTAATTTTTCTGTCAGAAATTTCATCAAGATTATTTAAACCCCACTCTAATGAAGCTGGGATTGAACTATTTAATGAAATATATTCAGGTATTTGTTTAATAAAAAACTTCACTCTTTTAGATTTTATTCGATACAAAACTTCTTTAAGTAAGTCGTTGTCTTTATACTTGCGTAATACATCCATTTTGGCATTATCACCAGCTGTGTTACTTATTTCATCAAATATTGCTTTAATTGTCATATTATTCTTTTAAATTATTCATTAGTTTGTCAAAGATACGAAAATAATTTCTAGAATCAAAATTTTCTGGAAGTATTTTTTTAAAATCCGCATATAAATTATTGCATGCTTGAAAATCAATAATCTTTTTATGCTCTTTTAATTGTAATCCAAATTGTAATATCCTCAAAGCATGGAACATACTCTTTATTGCATGTTCACCATCACCATTCTTTGATGCCATATTAGCATAGTGACGACTATCAGATGCCTTTCTGATAACTTGTTTAATCATTTCTTTGGTATTCCAATTGGTTACCTTAAAGGGCCATTTCTTGAATACCACTTGAGAATCATCCAATGATAAACACTCCAATGCGATTATATCATACCTATTAATAGCGTCTAAGAATCCACCTCTTGAGTATACTGTACCTTGAATTGAATAATCTTCATTAGAAATTGCATTATTCTTAAATGCACCATTATCTAACATAGCACCTTTCATGACTATAATAAAATCATGGTCAGAAGTTTCAGTCGCTGTACCATATATTTGAGAGCCGTACCCAAAAACCGCTAGAACTTCTCCAGTTATCTTCAATTCACTTAAAATTGTATCTAATGTTAATTTCATAATGCAAATATACGTAATTTATTTTAAATAAACAAACTTTATTTACCCTTTTGGTTTTTACCGACACCATTCTCGCTTCTCTATAATCTTTTTCCTATGTAAGTTATATTAATTCTCCTTTTTTGATTTCTTCTTGTCTTTCTAACAACTTTACTTGTTCGTAAATTTTATCTCTAACCTCTTTCTTTGAGAAGTGTTTGCTTTCGATATTAAAACCTAGAGTAAAAACTTCTTCATAAATTTCATAATCATATTCAGACCCAAATAGCCAAAATTTCTTTCTTTTTTCAATACCCTTGTATACATAAAAAATTGTTTCATAATTTGTAAACATGTCATATTCACCACCTTGATAACTCCTTACTTTATAAAATAACACCCTTCTATATATCTCTAGTTTTTTCATAATACTGTGTTTAATACGCAAATATACGAATAATATTTAAGATAAACAAATAAACTGACATTTTTTCAGGTTTTTTCTAATGGTATATAATTTGTCTACATACAAACAAATAATAACAAATAAAAATTTTTAGAACTTATGAAAACTTTAGTACCAATTAAAAAAAACGGTCAGTTATCACCAAGCTTATTTGAATTTCCAAAATTAGACCCTTGGTTTGATAATCTTTTTGACAGTAGATTAATAACAACCCCTTCGGTTAATGTTATTGAAAATGAGGGAGCTTATCTTATTGATGTGGCAACCCCAGGTTTTAACAAATCCAATTTTAATATTGAGATTAATGGTGATAAATTAGAAGTGTCAGCTGAATCATCAATGGAAAATAATCAAGATGATTTAAATTATAAGAAAAGAGAATTTTCTTATTCATCGTTTAAAAGAAGCTTTTCTTTACCAAAAAACGTTGAGCATGATAAAATCTCAGCTGATTATGTTGATGGAATCCTTAAAATATCCATTCCTAAAAGCAATAATAAAGATTCACCCAATAGAAGAATAGAAATTGGATAAAAAAGGCCCCATGAGGGCCTTTTATTTTGTTAATATTTCATATAAATCTTTATTATTCATATTGATTATATATTCTCTAATCGTGTTAATTTTACCATCTTTTAACCCAAAAAACAATCCAGTGTGACGAGTATTTTTGAAGTGTTTATTAGATACTTCAAATACTTTCATCGCAAACCTCTTTTGTTCTTGTTTAGTTATGTTTTTAGGTTTATATGGTATTAATTCTACCCAAGCATTTTCCAAATCATCAGTCAATTTTACTAACCCTTCTTTAAGTTGAATTATTTCTTCAGACCTTTCTGGGAACGTTGCAATCCATTCATCAACTTCATTAGTTTTTAACACCTCTAATATATGGTGATTACCTAATTTACTTTTAGTATAATGCATTGCAACATAAGCTGGGTTTTTTAACTTGATTCTATTGAAATTAGCATCAACTACAACATAACCTTCTTCAGAGAATGACATACCTTCAAATGTCGCCATTAAATGACCAGCATTTGATGCATTAATGTTAAAAGATTTAACTAATGGTAACCCAATATCAGTAGATATTGTATATAAATCATTAAAACCATACTCATTTAACGTATCTAAATCTCTAACACCTAATAATGATACTTTTGATTCTCCATGTGGGCAAACAACAATATTATACGGTGTCATTAATTCAAACATATATGTTCTACCTCTAACCATTCTATCCCAATTAAAACCATATTTTGGTGATGTAATTGTATCCCAAAATAATTCAGAAAACTTAGTATTTGGTTTATCATTTACTTCACCTTCACCTTCGGCCATACCAGATGTGCCAGCACACCATTTTTCAGCTACCCAATCCCAATATACTTGAATCAATGAGTTATGTACCAATATCCCATTAGCAAAGAAATTATTGGTTTCTTTGGTTTGAATATCATACCTCTTAGAGTCACATTCTATCTCTTTAATATGTTTTACCTTAACTATTTTCATATTCTATTATTTATTATACTTGTTAGACTCCCCACTAACTCACAGCGGCCCTACAAATAACGATGAATGGCTTTTACACCCCCTACTGTGAACTACCCACCCACGCCAAAGGCGATGGGTTGGCATACCAAAAATCACCATTAACTTCAATCAATATATTAGTATTATCAATTTTAATATCATATGTTCGATTATTTAATGGAAATTGTGGCGTGAATGATATGTTCAAATTAGTTAATATATTCCTAACTCTAACCTCTAATTTCGATACAAAATTTTTATGTAATCTAATCATTCTTTTATTAAATTCATCATCAGATAAATTAGACCAAACCTCTTTTAATCCATTACTAATATTTATACTATTAGAAAAGTTTGATAGGTGTCAAGTTTTTTAAGTAATTAGTAAGAATTCATCATCTTCGGTTAATTCATCAACCCTACGATAGCACTCTAAATTAGGTAACCATACTTTATGATTACCAGTTAACTTAATAATAGTACCATTTTCTAATTCAATCTCAAACCAATTATTAATATTCTTTTTAATTGAATAATCCACTATTTCATCATATATTGGCTCATTAGTTTCTAAATCAAATGATAAAACTTTACCAGAATATTCCGTTTCACATATATCACGAATTGTCATTTCACCACCCTCAGTTATCAATATGGTATCCCCGTGACAACACCCATCACATTTTTCTAAAATAAGTGCTGTGTTCCAATCTATTTTAGCCGCATGTGTTTCAGCTGAATTAAAGAATTTTCTGAATGCCAAAGACATAACCTTCCAAGTATCTTTCTCAAGTATAAGACCTCTACAATCTTGTACTTCAGGTATAGACATATCAGATTCTATTTGATTGTATTTGAGTAAAATCTTGTATCCATAATCCTTACAAGTTAATTTAAATGTATTAACTGCATTATCCAAGCCATACTCTTTAATGTACTTAACTATACTTAATTCATTTCCCATTTTTTCTTTTTTTCATTGATTCAGAAATCTTCTTTTTAGTTTCCTCACTAACAACTCTATTCTTTCTTTTCTTACTCTGCTTTAATTTCATTTCTCGTGCTTTCTCCACACCATAAATTTCTTCGTAAGATTTACCTTTTAATTGTGAATGTTTCCCTTTATTTGCTTTACCAATATTTTTTTTATGTTCTTCGGTAAAAACTTTTTTCTGTCCTTTATTACCTTCACTAATTTTCTGTTTATGCTCTTCAGTTAAAGTAGTGCCCTTTAATGGAGATTCTTTACCTATATTACCTTCAGCCATCATCTTAGCTGTTTTTTTAGTCCAAGGTTTTTTCATTCCTTTATGAGCATCACTAATTTTCTGTTTATGTTCATCAGATAAAACTTTACCTGAATGAAATTTAGAAACGTTCTCTTTAATAAGTTCAATATCTGGATGATTAGATATTGTATCACCACCATCCCCACCTTTTGCTACATTATAACCATTAGAGTTTTTAGAAATTCATAATGCAAATGTACAAAAAAAAAAGTGATAACCAAATTATTATCACTTTTTATTTATAAAACTATAGTTTTTTAGTTATAATTCATTTTTATTTTCGATTAAATCTACCAAAAAGTTAACCCCAAAAATAACCATAGCTATTGATTCTGCCGCAAATAAGGAAATTATATTAATTAAATAATGTAAAACAAATCCTAATACCATTGCGCCAACTAAAAACCACCTAAAACTCTTAAATTCATCACTATATCTAATAATATGATATGACATACCACCAAAAAATATAACAGAAGTTATCGTATGTAAGGTTGGGTAGGTTAAATGTGGTGTTAATGGAATTAACATTAAATTCAACCCTAATATCCAAGTGAACGTTTGGTCCTTTCTAACTCCAATTGTTGTTATAAGTGTTGCAGCTACTGTTAATAAAAAAACATATATGAAGCTAATGTCACCATATGCGTAATCACTAATACTACTTCTAGGGCCATCACCTATCCATAATACAAAAGGTAATAAAATACAAGCTAACGCTGCGGATAAATCGTATTTAAATAATCTGTTTAATAATCTTTCTAAATTCATATTTTTATAATTTATTTATAAATATTTTGAATTTCTTGAATAAATCCAATTACTTTATTTTTTTTCAAATAACTTTATAAAAAGGAGCGTAAAACCCATTCATCGCAAAGCGTGGATGGGATGTAAGCGACAAAGGTATGATTAACCTTGGCTTAAAATATATTGAACGGCTAAGTATGACAAATTTACATAAAACTATATTTTGGCATAAATTTTGATGTATAATAGGTATGAAAATGATTAATAAGACATATAAGTTTCGTCTTTTTCCAACAAATGAGCAAGAAGTGCTATTAAATCAACACTTTGGTCACTCTCGTTGGGTGTATAACCATTTTCTAAATGAACGCAAAGAACAATACCAAGCGGATAAAAAGTCTGACAATTATTACAAACAAGCTGCCACTTTGACAAAACTTAAAAAAGAAGAAAAGACTATGTGGTTGAAAGAAGTTAATAGTCAAACTTTACAATTCGCTCTACGCTCTTTAGATACAGCTTTTTTAAACTTTTTTAGAGGTAATGCACAATTCCCAAAGTTTAAATCTCGTAAACATAAAAATACTTTTACCATACCTCAATTTGGTAGTATAGAAGGAGATAAAATTAATATACCAAAATTTAAAGAAGGTATTAAAGTTAAACTTCACAGAGAAGTCAAAGGTAAGATTGGTAAAATGATAATTACCAAAACACCAACAGGTAAATATTATGTTTCAATATTTACAGAACAACAGAATAAAGAATTACCTAAAACAAATAAACAAGTTGGAATAGATTTAGGTTTAAAGGATTTTGTAATTACTTCTGATAATGCTAAATTCAAAAATAATAGATATACAAAAAAATATGCAAAACAATTAAAAAAAGCACAACAACATCTTTCTCGTAAACAAAAAGGTAGTAATGGGTTTGAAAAACAAAAACTCAAAGTTGCTAAAATTCACGAGAAAATTGCAAGTTGTAGATTAGACACTTTACATAAGGTTTCACATAAACTGGTTAATCAATATGATTTAATATCAGTTGAGGACTTAAATGTAAAAGGTATGATTAAAAACCACAAATTATCAAAACATATTGCCGATGCAAGTTGGGGTAATTTTGTTACATTACTTCAATATAAGTGTGATTGGTATGGAAAAGAACTTGTAAAAGTTAATCGTTTCTATCCTAGCTCGAAGACTTGTGGAGACTGTGGTTGGATAAATCAAAATTTAAAACTTTCTGATAGAGAATGGACTTGTAACTCGTGCGGTGTAATACACGACAGAGATGTAAATGCAAGTAGAAATATTCTCAAAGAAGGTTTAAAAATAATATCGGGTGGGATGCTCGATAACACTGATGGAGACTCAAATAAGACTTCTATAAAGAAGCACAAGTCTGTGAAATCAGAAGCCCAACCCATCGCCTCTGGCGTGGGTGGGTAGTTCACTAAATGTTAGTTACAAATATACTAAATAAATTACAAATAAACAAGTTATGACTTTAATTCTTCAACTACCCCACTTAAATGAATTGGACTATCAAGAGTTTTCCAATCAGTTATCTTATTTGAAAGAAACGGTTTACCACCTTCCGCAACATTTACCGCTACTGTTATGTGTGGTATGTCATTGGTTGATGGATAGCCAATAACCTTAACAGCCATAGCTAAATTACTATAACCAACTTCAGTTGCTTTTAAATAAACCGTTCTACCAACTTCATTTTTATCATCCAATCCTTTACCAAAAACTATTGTCATATGATGCGCAAAAGCTTTCCACCCTTCTGGGATTTCTAAAGAATTTAATAATTTATTTTTAGATTCATTATCTAAAACTACTGCCGCATATAAAATCTTTTCAGGTTTATTGTTTTTTAAACCGCCTTCTGATTGTAATATCTTATCTACAGTTAATAGGCCAACACCTTTATGTGATGCCATCATTCTTTGAATTGTTTTCAATGGTACGTTATGTGTATTTCTTTTAGCCAAATCTTCAGCAGAAACTCCACCATCACCAACATCAATAATTTTTATATTATTCTCATCAAAACCTAATTTTAATGCAGCTTCTACGTATTTTTTAGGCTCAGAAGCTTTGATATTTGTATTATCTTCATTAATCATATCATCGTATATTTTTCTCAGTTTCATAAAATATAAATATATTTATATTATCCTTTATTTTTATTAATTTAATACAAAAATACTGAATTTATACCTAATAAACAAATTAATTATTGACTTTATTAACCATTTTACTTATATTTACCAATATGAAACATGAGAAAACTAAAATATCGGTAGCTTTAGATAAAAACCTTCTTAATAAATTAGATGAAGGTAATTACAATAAATCTAAATTAATTGATTCACTACTTACCGAACACTTCAAAAATAAATCTAAATAAAATTCGTATTTAGGCGACTTTTACTTTATTTCTAGATATTTATTAATATAAACAAATAAGTATTATGGGAAGAAAAGCATATAAAGAAGAAAACAAGAAAGGTAAGTTATCCATTACCATATCATCAGACAACTACCAACAATTAGTTGATGACGGAATCAATAAGTCTAAATTAATCAATTGGTTATTAGACCAACATTTTAATACCATTAATCATGGAAACTAAGATTTGTAGTAAATGTGGTGTCTATAAACCTGTAAAAGAATTTAGTAAATGTTCTAGAATTAAAAGTGGTTTAAAATCACAATGTAAGGGGTGTATATCTATTGCTGGTAAAAAATATAGGGCTAATCCTGAAGTTAAAAAAGTTAATAAAATTAGGGTTCAGAATTGGGTTAAAGAAAATAAGGAAAAGCGCACCACTTATATTTCTAATTATTATGAAGATAATAAAGAAGAACGTTTAAAATATTCCAAGAAGTTTTATAAAGATAATCGTGAAAAGTATAAAAAGATGCGTAAAAAGTATTATTATAAAAATAAAGATACTATTTATGAACAAATTAAATATAAGAGAAAGACTGACATCATTTATAAATTAAAACACACTGTAGGTGGTATAATTAGACAATCGATTAAAAGGGGTGGTTATGATAAAAAATCTAGGAGTCATGAAATATTGGGGTGTACTTATAAAGAATTTAAAAAACATATCGAATCTCAATGGGAACCGTGGATGAATTGGGATAATCATGGTTTATATAATTATCAATATAATTTTGGTTGGGATTTAGACCATATCATACCACTTGCCTCAGCAACATGTAAAGAAGATATAATTAAATTAAATCATTATACAAATTTTCAACCATTGTGTAGTTATGTTAATAGAAACGAAAAAAGGGCTAATTATTAGCCCTTTTCTTTTGTTTATTTAAATAGTTTTCAACAACCCTAGATACAGTTATCTCACCTACTGAATTATAAGTTTGTATCATTTTTTGAATTGTTTTTAACGGTACGTTATGTGAATTACGTTCTGCCAATACTTCGGCAGTTTGGCCACCCAAACCTACATCTACAATTTTAATATTGTTTTCATCAAAACCTAATTCAAGAGCTTCAATAATATAATTTTCAACTTCCCTTAATCTTAGATTAGTGTTGTCGATAACTGGTGTAATACCAGATTCCATAGATTTTTTAGCATTTAAGAAATTCTTATTATGCATCCTACCATGTTCAGACCAATCACCTGAATCTACCATTTTTTTAAAGTAACCATTATAGTCACCAGTTGCGTCAATTAAATCATCTGTTGAATGAACAACACCTTCACCAACCAATGTTTTTGCTTTCGTTGATTTACCAGAACCTGTCACGGTACCCCTCTCATGATAATCAATACCTGAGAGGGGCGAGAAATTTTTACACCTAAACAATTATACCCTTTTAGACTTTCTAAAAGTTTCATTTTTATTTTTATTTTTTTATCCATTCCTTATATTTTAATTCATATCTTTCTAAAAATTTCAAATCACCATTATTATATAATTTTTCAATTTGATTAAATTTTAATCTCCCAATATCAACCATTTTATATTTTAAGTTGTTTTTTTTACAAAACTCGATTGCTCCATTTTTTTTTCTAATTACACTATCAGAATTCCACAATTTTTTAGGTTTACTTTCAACCATATATTTATTGTTAAGAACAAAATCTGAAAAATAAGTTTTTTCAACACCATTATAATCAACATATTTAACTACCCATTTATTTTCCTCACCACTTTCCCAACTAAAACCAAACCTTTCAATCACATTAACCATAAAAGTTAATTCATTTAACGACCTAAAAAACCAACCTTTATACCAACCAGACCAACCATTACCAGAACCTTTAGGTGACGGTTTACCATACATATTATTATTTTCACCACTATTTAATAAACTTTGCTTATTTTTATATTTACTAAGTTTATCATCAGCTTTACTTTTACCAAATTTATCAACCCATACATTATAAAATGATTTACCATACATACCATTATTAACACCTTTTGATAATTTAGATAACTTTTCTTTAGTTTTATCAGAATGAGTCTTACCAATTTTAATTTTAGATTGACGCTTTTTTGTTTCTTCACTATGCTTTTGGCCAAAGAAAGGATTTTTATCACCTTTCATACCATACATCGCATTATTTTCGCCAGATGAAGCACAACTTCTACAAACATTATTATTTTTTTCAGCGTTAATTCTTACATATTTTGTACTATAATGGATTTCTGAGTTACATTTTGGGCAATTTCTAATATATTTTTCCATATTCTTTTATCATAAATATGTTAATAATTCCAAAATCACGTAATTCCCTCAAAATAAATTACTCTTCTTTATCAGAAGCACCAGAACCTGGAATTCCTCTCATAATAATCAATTCTTGGTTTGGTCTAGTTATTGGTACATTTAATATATTTTTCTTCATAATAGCTTCTCTAAGTTTTTCTTTAATTCCTAGTCTAAGTTTCTCCATTTTCTTGTCGTTCCCAACCATATCAATATATTGATGCTTAGGGCAATATTCAGGAGATAAAGTAATCTCTCCCTCTAACGCATACTTCTCTATTATGTTAAAATCTGGCTCGGTTTTAACAACCCTACCACATTTAGAACATAATATCGCCATAACTCCGTTAATTTTTTTAAATATTGCTGTATCCATGATATTAATAAATATAGACTTATCCGCAAATATACGACAAAAAAAAAGAACTACCAAGTAGTTCTTCATTTTTTTTACTAATTTTTTCGTCTGACTGATGTTGGACGATTACTAGCCGTAGGTGCTGTACGAATATTAGCCCTAGGTGCTGTACTACGATTAACAGCGTTTCTCGTAGGTGTACTAATATTAGTATTTCGTGTTGTGTTAATATTAGTATTTCGTGTTGTGTTAATATTAGTATTTCGTGTTGTGTAATTATTATTAATAGGTGTATTTCTTCTAACTGTTGAGTTTTGTTGTCTAATAGCTGAGTTGTTATTATTTACTCTTCTAACGGGAATATCTCTATTAATGGTTGTTCTTCTACTATTCACATAAGCTTTTTTATGTGAGTTATTAATATAATAATGATGGTTGGGGGTAAAATTCCTTGTATTACAATACCTCACAAAATATGGGTGATTGTAATAATACCTTCTAACACCATATTGGTCGAAATAATAATTATCGTAAAAATAATATGGGTTTGTTATATATAAACTATGAATTGCGTTATAATCATAATAACCAAAACCATAGGTTACATTAACTGGTTCGGTAGCCAATTGAAATGATGCACATGAAGTCATCATACTAATTGTTAATATTACTAAAAGTGCTCTAAGTGTTTTCATAGTAGTAATAATATTACTAAAAGTGCTCTAAGTGTTCTCATAGTAGTAATAATATACCAATAAATGTGCCATAGTGATTCTAGAGGGATTCGAACCCCATTGCTGGTTTATTGTAGTGACCCTAGAGGGATTCGAACCCCCGCTCTACTGGTTCGTAACCAGTGGCATTATCCGCTATGCTATAGAGCCATAAATAGTTGTGATTAACATTCGGTTTAAGGCACTCGATATAACTATTGTGACGGCCAAGAGATTCGAACTCTTATTTACAACTCCAATTACGTTTAATGGTTTCGAAGACCACCTCGGTTACACCGCCATTTTTAAAATCCTTCTCTAGTTTCGAAGACTAGGGGAATACATCGCCATTTTTGGAAGTAAATTATTTAATAATAAATATGTAACGACAGTGGGATTCGAACCCACGTTTTCAGCTCCGCTACCCTTATCGGTTTAGAAAACCAACGGGGCTACACCCGCATTTATTTTATAAAGACCCCCTCGGCTATGCCGCCATTTACCACAATTAAGGTATTGTGGTCAACCATACGTTTTAATATTCTTTATATTCAGCTAACCCTTCAGTTACTAGCAAATCATTAATGTTTATAGTTTCCACATCAGTACTTAAAAATATCTCACCCAAATACCTACCATATTTACCTTGTTTATCTTTAATTGTGTGAATCGCCACATCCTTATCTAGAATTAATTCTCTAAGCCTATCTCTAGTTATTAAACCAAGTTCACGCTCTGCGCCACGTATTTCTGGTGTGTTGATTCTAAGTAATCTAATTTTTTCAGTTATCTTTACATTAAACCCTAAGTCTATTTCAGCTGTAACTGTATCACCATCATAAACTGATGTTATTTTTGCTTTATATTCGTACATATTTCATTAATTTGTTTTAAGTAATTCCATTGGAATCGTTTTTATTAGTTTTGCATTATATTAATTAAATATCCAATGGTTATTGTAAAATTTATAATCTTTTGACTCATAAACCCTAAGATAATACCCATGTTCTTCTAATCTAACGATATCCTCTTTTGGAAACCATTCAAATAAATTTTCTAATGTATCAGTACACGATAAATAACCAATAATGTTTTCATCAAATGGCATCGGTAATAGATTATTTCTACAAAAATTAAATTCTTTATGAATAAGACCTGTGAACTCACCATCTATATTATACCATAACCCCTGATTAGTGGTAATATTACCCACCCTATAGAAAATTTTTTTCTTCATAAAAACTTTGTTAATATTAGTGACTCCATCAGGCTTCGAACCTGAATCTAGAGTTGTGAACTCGCCCAGAGTCGAACTGAGGTCTTAGCTTTAGGAAAGCCAGATTTTTCCAATTAAACTACAAGTCCGTTTATTTTCCTTCATCGCAATAGTATAAATCTAAATCACCTATAATCAATAAATACCGTAAACTGTCGTTGGGAAGCGCAATTAATTACTTCTATTTTCTAATCGTTGTAAAACGCTTTTTATTTGTTTTACTTCTTCTTTTGTTTGATACAACTGGTCGGCATTTAATAAATTAATTGAATCTGTATATTCTCTAGCTTTTCTTTCTACTATCATTAAAGAATCCCTCACCTTTCTAGATTTAATTGCACTAACATTATTTATACTATCTAAATAATATTTTTGCCATTCTTCTTTTGGACTTGGTAAATTTTCTACTTTTTTAACTGTATAAACTTTTTGTTCTGGGGTATCAAATGTTCTACCTTCGTACTCTTTGCTTTGTTGACCTTGGGTATAAAACCATCCAAACACAGCTATTAATGTACCGCCAAGTACACCTACAATCAATTGCCAATATTTCATAAACTTTTCCATAATATGTTTTTATATAAATATAAAATAATTTTGAAAAGTGTTTGTTGGGATAAGCGGAGTCGAACCGCCTTGCCACTGGATATGAGCCTATGGTGTATTCCTATAACTATCCCAATTTAAGTGTGGGTATGAACTTTATCTGGACTATGTGAACTACCCACCCACGGCAGAGCCGATGGGTTGGGTTTCATTGACTCGACCAATGTCAACACCTCCACTTGTTTTTGTTTATACTCCGATTGCATACCACAACCAGAGTTAATAAAAATATACGACTTTATTTTTAAAAGTCAAATCTTTTTGTCGCTTACATCCCATTCACGCTTTGCGATGAATGGGTTTTACACTCCGTTTTATAAAAAAAACAGACCCTGAGAGTGGAGTATTTGTATATACACTTATGGTAGATGTTTCACCGCCACACTTACTCAGGAATATTACCTGTTTAATATCGGGGGTTTTTTAGCTGGTTTGCCCCACCCAGTCTGACATTTTATTGGTGATACTTCCAGTATCTTC